GAATATCTATTACTGTATCAATTAATTTTTTTACCGTTATTGATGCCATGGCTTAAGCTTCAAATAATCTGTTTATCCGCAAAGAAATTGCTTCATTTCTATAAGTTTCGGGGGATTTCCGGTTATCGAGCTTTATTTCTTTCCCAAACTCTATTGCAATATAATCAATGATTTCTTTTGGATCTGTCATTGCCTCTAACTTTTTGATATCCGGATCTTCGTTTATGATACGCTCTTTTTCTTCCTGAGCCAGTTCTTCCTTAGTTTTATCCTCTTTCTTGATATCTACCCCTTCTTCCTTCAAAGCTTCATCAAGATTCTTCTTTTCCTTCGCCTCGATCTCGGCTTCAAGACTGGCTATCTCAGCAGCCTCAACGCTGATTTTTTTATCGATAGGCTGCGGGGAAGTCTCCTCAAGTTCTTTAAGCCTACGCCTAAGGGCTTTTATTCGAATCTGGGCCTCATCAGGATTATGTTTTATAAAATCTTTGCGGTTAAGCATTGATTCTGTTCCGGGATGCCTGGGATTAACTATATAGATTCGGCCGGTTTTTGCCTGTCTTACAAATTGTTCCATTTTACTCTCCTGAAAGGCGGGATATCACCCGCCTTTTTAATTTGTATTTATACTATGATATTGCGGAAACCATCGCTCCACGAACCCAGAAATCTACCACCGACGTATCAGTGGCATGATTAAAGAGAACGCAGATGTTCCCATCAGTTATGAAAAGCTCTCCGATCTTGTTATCGGTTCCACCCGCATCCGCGTCACCGGTTCCAAGCAGAACGCCCGCAGTTTCTATAGATCCTGCATCTTCCCATAAATTATCAACGGCTGAAAGACCATGCGTTGAAGTGGCTGAATTTAGACCGATATCAATAGTACAGGTAGCCCCTTCACCGGTTACGACATAATATTCTACGCCATAAACGATAAAACCTTTTGGGATTTGAAAAAGTTCCAGCTTATCTGCTGCACCAAATCCTGTTGAAGCAAGCTTTACTGCGGTGGTTTCGTCAGTTATATTTGCGAGCTTTTTATTCGCGATCAGGTCCGGAACGTTGAGCCTTCTTTTAAATGGAGGCGCGTCAGAACCTTTGTATGGTATGCCGGCTCCTTCCTGGTAAAATTTATATGTATCTGCCATTTGTCCTCCTTTCGAGGATGGAGGCCCTAGAGCCTCCATAAAATGTGTTAATCAACCGGTATTAAGGTTCCCTTAACCTTTTCTGATATAAAGATCGATCAGAGATCCGCCTTTAAGGACCTGATAACCATAAACGTTGAGTCCTCTTACAAGGGTCCCGAAGGTTCGGGATGTACGCAGGCTTTCCATATTTGTCATCTGAGATGCAAAGCTGAGTGCCGATTTATGGCCCACAAGCGCATGATAGGCCCTATAACTGCCATCCGTGACATAATACAGAAGATTCGACTCATAAAGAGTTAAGTCTGCTATCATACCTATCCGACCATTACGCATAATACTGGTCCCGTCACCGGCCAGGGATGCATCTTTCAGGTCTGATTTCATGATCATACCCGCCATCCATTCAGGTATAACACCCCATCTATTCTGTTTCGGAACATTCTGTTCAGAAAGACCGGTTCTGCAATCAACCAGAACATCAAGTACAGACGCCTTGGTAATTGGGAGAGGTGTCCCAGTTACTCCAAAGTTAAGGTCTCCGCTTATTTTACCAGCTGTAAGACCCGCATTATAGGTATCTGCGTCGGCATAAATATCGGCCAGGATTTCGGTATCAATAAAAATACCCATTTGCTGACCTGCATCATCCGAAAATTTATCCATCAGGGGAAGATCGGATTGATGTTTATCAATGTCATCACAGATAAAGTTAAAATAGTTTGCCTGGTCAATGGTAAGTTCTACCATCGGGCTATCAGGATGCTCTATTTCAAGATCCTGATTCTTTTTATACTTCCTGATAGTAATATCAGGAACGGTCCGGATATTGACCTTATCACCCTTGGTTTTTATTTCACCCTCATACTCGGTATTGGAAATAGCCGCGAGCACTGTTGTGGCATAAAATTTGATCAGTATATTACCTGACCATATTTCGGGGATAAAATTTCCGCTATACTGAGGGGTCCCTGCCGCTACTGGAACTGCCATATGCAATCCTCCTTATAATTTTATCAGCAAGGGAGACAGGTCAATTTTCATCATGCCAGTCCTTTCCTTACTGTTTCGTTGAAATATTTCTGAATCTTATCGAATTGTTTTTTTGTGATTTTCCCGAGTGCCATTTTTTTACATGCCGTAGCATATTGCGTTCGGGTCACAATTGGGGTATCTTTGGTTTCAATCTTTTCCTCTCCCGTTCCACTTAGGTCGGGTAAAATCTCATCTTCCATCCTGGGTTTGGAAAGAGGCGCTGCTACTTTGTACCCGGTAGTTTTAATGAACAGATTGAAAATTCTTGCTGCCCTGATCGCATCCAGGTTCATACCATAATGGAATATATCGTCATTTAGGTCAGGATTTTCAAGTAACCAGTTTTTGAAAAGGGGATCTAGATTGATTTGTTCCCATGCAGGATTTACCAATCTCGACATATCAGATTTGAAATCTCTTAATCTAATATTATTCGAATCTTCCTCAAGCTTAGAACTGGTTGATACCTGATCTGCTCTGAGCTTTTCATTCTCGTCTACAAGGCTATTGACCATATTTGCAATATCGACGATCTCATCGCCATAATCAGTAAACTTTTCAGGGTCTAATCTGTTTACCTTTCCTTTCTGGGTCGATGCTCCTGGGTCGTCTTCTTCCTGGCTTCCCTTAAATGCGCCTCGTTCAATTATCATATTCAAATTATCGATAACTTTTCTAAGACTTTTTATTTCTCCAAGTAGTTCATCTTCCCTTGCCTGGGCCTCACGTTTGTGCTTATCAAACATGCCCTGTAAAACAGATTCTCTCTGTTCATCCGGTTTTTTTGTTTCTGTTGGCTTATCAGGTTCTTTGGCTGGCTCATCTTCAGCAAGAATGGCTTCGATGTCCAGATCATCAGTATCATCACTTTCGGGCTTATCAATAATCTCTTTTTTCTCCGGATCCTGAATATCTTCCGGTTTTCCCTCGGCAAACTCTTTCTGCCTTGTCTTGGCAAGATTGCCTTGCATCAATACTGCTGTTGGTATCCCTGATAAATTGTTCCTTTCCATTACGTTACCTTCCATGTGGTAACCTCCTTTGTGCGATCCCTCCCGGGTATTCGCTGTCTTATCCCCGGAATCCTGCTCATAGCCGGTTGTTTCCAGGTGACAAAAATAAAAAGCCAAGCCGAAAACATGATATTACTCATATTTCCAGACTTGGCTTTGTGAGCGGGGTCTGCTTCCCTTATTCGAGGCTTTATAGCTTGGAATTAAGGGGTATATATTAAATCATTAATTTTGCATATGATAAGCAAATATTTTAAGTTTTATCAACTTCTTTTTATAAACCCGAAAGATTCTATTGCTACCGCTACGTCTCTTACTGATAATTATAACGAACCAAATATTGAATATTGGTCGGAATAATAAGGCCTGAAGCTTTTTTCTTACCCCCTTTAATTCTAAGGGGTTCGGAGATCCAGTACGCGATCTCGTTATGATGATAGAAATAAATTCCGGACTTCCAGAAATTTTCTCCAGGGTATCGTCGTCGCTCCACTTTCACATCAGCTTTTTTCATTTCTTTATCGATAAGTTTTTCAAGAAATGCTTTCTGGCGCCGATTTGGATATTTTTTCATCATTGAAAGCTGATCGATCCCAAGCTTTGAAAGGCATGCATTCGTTAAAGTTCCCATAAAAAACATAGCATCTTTTTCATGATCGAACCATTTCTCTTTAAGTTTCTGGTGAACAAGTTTAAGGTTGTCAATATCCCTGGCTTTAATGTCTTCCAGGTACATATGTTCGGTTGCGTCGCGCCGGAAGTCTTCTGCCATTATGCCTCTCCCATATCAACATCATAAATAAGTTTGCCCATAAATTTAATGGTTCGATACCTACCATTAGAATTATTTATCCTGTATGCAACATTGTCACCAATTTGAACTCCCCGATCGGGATCAGCGGTATGGGCCGCTATACTAAAAACAAAATTATGTTCGACGAGCGGGTCACGGACTTCATCCGGTATTTTTCTGAGTTCTGGTTGCCCAGATTGAGGATTGGGAACGATTAAGCCAAGCAATTCAATCCTGCGTCTCATGCGTCCTAAGACCTGAGATACTTTATACCCAAACCCATTAACACCAAAAATCATGTCTTTTACAGCCAAAGGGTCTTCATAGCCTGGTCTAATCTTTATAATTCTGCGTGGAATTTTAACCGGTTTTCGATCAGAAGAAAAGGTCTCTGGCTCTTCTTCCTTAGAATCAAGAATAGCTTTGGCCTTAGAGCATATTTCTGCGGCAGCCCTTTTTGCTTCTTCATCATCTGACCATTTGGTAACTTCCTTTACTGCAAGATTTTTATTTTCTAATTCTGGTTTATTCATGTTACTGGTTCTCCTTTTTTTACTTTTTCCAATATGTGGATCGCGTATTTAAAAATTCTGATAAATGCGTTCACTAATATTTTTGTATCAGTATTCAAAATTTTTTCCAATTATTCCTCCATTTTTATAGGGGTCCCCGGGGAAAAAGTACGGGACGCTACCGTAGGAAAAATCCCCGGGGAAGGGCCGCGCGATCTAGGAGAGGAGAGGGACGCGACCCGATTTTTTAATAAGCCCTGAGAACTACACACCAGATCTTATGTGCCGTACTTGGATCAGCCGACATTGTTACTGTAACAGTATTTGCCGCGCTTACCGCTGCCGAAACTATCGTATCCGTATCATTTGTCCCGGCATAACCGGCAAGGACAACGTCTCCCGACGTTGCTCCGGTAATAGTAATATCGTTTGTGGCTCCGACCGCGGCCGTTGTCGTATGAACTGCCGCGCCCACGATATAATGAGAGGGCTGAAAATCTCCTTTCGGACGCAATACCATGTAATCGATTGAATGCGTCGCGCCGGGATCCACTGAACAAGTGACGGTTACAGTATTTGCTGTGCAGACTACTTTCGCGATTACATCGGAATCATCGGTTACACTATAAGATGCAAACGCGATATCAGTGGCCAGGACTCCGGTAACTGTAATTGCTTCAGCGGCAGCCCCTCCCGTAGTTACATGCGTGCCAGCCGCGACAATATCGAAAGCAGGTAAGCATTTATCCCGCATTACTCCATAAACATATCCGTGAGCTGTACTTGGATCAACTGAAAGAGTGAGGTCTATTGATCCTTCATTTGCAATAGCTGCAACAATAGTATCGCTATCATTGGATACTTCATGACCTACAACCGCAATATCACTATCCATGATAATGCCCTGCAGAGAGATTGATTCAGCAGTATCTGCACCCAAACTCGTTACGGGACCTCCGCCAGTTAAAAATCCATATCCCATAACCGGGCCGAATGGTCTGAATTTGCATGAAGTGGATGATCCGAGATTGATCCATCTGGGATATTGCCCATAGGCAGCGTCTGTTTTTTCAAATACACAACCAGGCGCAAAGCCTTTATTTGGCAAATAGGTTACACCATCAGCCGGAATAGATGTACCTGAGCATTCCTTGATATTTCCATTTCTGTCAATTTCAGTTACATGGAGTGCTGCGTTTCCTATTCCTTCCTTAAAAATTTGTCCAGTGCTAAGCTCTTCAATTCTTGACATTTTAAAATCCTCCGATTAAAAGTTTATCGCCCAACGCCTGCCATTTTCTCCCGATGAGAAATTGCGGAGCGTACCTATTCTGGTTTAAAAGGTGAAACATTTATTCTTCTTGCATCGTCTAAGGCATCCAAAAGTTCTTTAAGTACTGTTGCCGCCCCTTGGGCTCGATAAAGGGGTGCCCCGTCATATGTGACACAATAAATTTTTGCCTGGATTTCAGCCCGTTTTATCATTGCTTGCAACGAAATGAAATCATCATTTTCTTGTATCCTGGAAATTTCAAATATTTCCCGATCATTCTCAGGAAGTTTAACCGTTTTTATCATGACTTGACCCAGTCGCAATAGATTCATTAGCAATACATCGGGTGCACATTAAAACGATTTCACCCGCGCCTAAATGTACCATTTTGAGAAACATAGAATTCGTCAGAGTCCGCATATCTCTCTATTGCGTCCTCAAGATGGCGAATCATCTGTTTCGCTGAATCTTTGGTATAAATTACACCAAGAACATCTTTGTCAGTTTTGTCAGTTTCAGGATTACCAGGATTAAATATTAAAGATTTTTTTTCTTCTGTCATAATAACCTCTTATTGAAAGGATTAATAAAATTGAATCTAAACATGGCATTGTTTTACATCCTTCATGGAAAACTGAACTACCAAAATCTATCGATTTCCTCGTGAGAGATGCCCTCTATATTGATTGCATCTCCTACGAAATTGGCAATTATTACATCGAGATTGAGGCAATAGAACAAGGACTACAAATGGGCACTGTTCGATTACTAATTCCACATCGATTGATTTCAGCAATTGTCGTTGATCAGAAAACACCAATTGGTTTTGATTCATCAATTGAGAATAAGGAATCTTAGAGCCATTTGCGATTGCTGTTCGAGTCCAAACATCTTTTTGAGTATTATCTATTTCCATAATAATTTATAAAGAGGTTAATAAAAATGGAATCTATTGAACATTCACAACCATATCCATCATTGTCTCATCTCAATCCAGATATAGAGAAATTAAAAATTAACAAATATACACAAACATCCAATGACAAATTAGACGACTTCGAGTTCAAAATAAAAGGCCCCCATGGTATTAACGAGGAACAATTTGGGGAGCAATTTGTATACACACTTTATTGGAAGCATCCAAAAGATTCAAAAGCTTACTGTCTGTGGAAGTTATGCTGTAAAAACCATTAGAATCTTTAGTAATAAGTAAGAAATCAACATCATTTTCTATACATTTTGGCATTACAGCTTCTAATATTTCGCCATGAGTTTTTTTAAATTCTTTAGACATAAAAACCTCCTAACCAAAAGTTCAAGGCGATCCGGCGAAAGACTGCCGGGCTCCTTAACTTCACGTTAATAATTCATGCCGGCACGTCTATTGATCGGTGTCATGGTCCTCCCGGGAGGAGATCCTGCCCGACCTCCCGCCGCATCTAAGACGGCCGAGTGAGGAGTGTTTGGCTGTTGTCCACCGGCCCCAGGTTGCATGTCCTCATGATAGATTCCCAATTCAGCCGCCGCATTCTGTTGGGCCAATGCCATCATTTGATTATATTCTTCCATCTGATCCATTTTATCCTCGTCAGGAATGATGCCGTCAGTATCAAGATGGAGTGATTCAAAAGCTTCTTCGAGCATTTTCGCCCGCCCACGATCTCCAATAATTTTTCGATCCCAGTCGTTATTTGTGGCTTGAAGCATTTCGGTGCGTCTGAGCTGTAGTTGCTCCTCTATTATTAAGTGCTGGCTGGCCCGGGCCACAACATTGATATCACCACTCTTTTCGATATCATCGTCATAAAGCATAACATGTATCCAAAGAGCTTTAATGCTCGGGGATATTACTTTTTCATCAATATGAGTAATAACTCCTTTAAGGTTTTTATTTGCGGCATTCATCAGCATGCCGAGTCCTGAAGCTGTTTTGCCGGCGCCCCCGACATTTTCATTCCCATAAATATAAGCAGGAATCCCGGATTGTTCCGAAGCTTGCTGAAAGAAAAATTTAAAAACCTGCAATAACACAGCAGATCTATCGTCAGGCTGATAGAAATTTATTGCCGGATTATTGGATCCCATACCATCATCTTCAGTCGGGATAATCATCCATGGATAAAGAGTTTGAAAATCGAATCCGGGCGCGAGTCTATTTTTATAATATTCAACCAAAGGTCCCGATGCAATTCCTATATTATTACACAGTGCACGAGCAAGGGCATTACATATGTCCTGACAGTCTGAAAATAATTCAACCGGAGCTTTACCCCATATACTGTCATTCACAGATTCGAAAGAGGCTGAAAAATAATCTCTTTTTCCCAACGGATTAGGATTGAGCCTGGCCATTATTACCCAGTTATCAATTAACCAGCAACAGACTTGATATGATTTTGTAGGGTCGTCAATCTTTTCTTCAGGTATTCCCCAGTCGAGCAGCATCTGGCCGCGGACCGAACCCCAGAAAATTATCGTATCAATTAGCGGATTAGGGTCTTCATATTCATTTCCCCTGTCTTCAATAACTGCCCTTTCCTGGTCAACCGTTAACCATTGCCGGATACCACCTCCTTGATATTCTTTGATAACAGCCTTGATGGCAGATTCTTTAAACCCGGGAACTCCAATCATTTCATCCAAATCATTTATTCTAAGCCGTGCCCGCTCACATAAAGAGCCATCCTGAAGATTTTTAGCACCTGGACTGGGAAAAATATCGTATCCGGATACCCGTTGCCATTCCCTGACCGCTTTTATTTCAACTTTAGGAAGCCAATCGCCGGAAGTATCTTGGGACCAACTCAATTTTTTCTTTCTTTTGACAACAGGTCCCTTTAAAAATGCGGTGGGAAAAGTGGCAAGATCTGTGATGAATTCAGATAAGGCTCCATAATAATTTCCTTCGACGAGCTGGTCATCAAGATGCAACTCCATTCGTTTCACATCTTTCTTGGCCCGTTTTCTCTTTTCCTTCATTGTTTTATCTTTGATTTCCTGTAGACGATCTCGAATATTTTGAGTAGTAATTGATTGTATGCCTTGATTTTGAATAACGGTACTTGCTTCCAATATGACTTGATTCGCAATATCAAGTTCTATCGCTTCGGGAAGGGTGGGGACTGGAGTAGGACATATTGACCAGGGCTTATCTCCGGGAGGAAGCTCAACATCTCTGATCCAGCTTTCAAGCGCCCGGCATTTTACAGAGCTAAGTTGCATATAAATTTCGGATCCCCCGGTTTGTCGGATTTCAGCCAGTTTATCCGGATTATAGATACCTTTCCTGCGCCTGGCGCATTCCAGCATTCTCTGATCAATCTGGTTTGATGTCTTAGCCCTTAACGCAGCATCAAAAGAAGTTCTGACATATGAATGCAGGTTTAAGAGATATGGCTTATTGTTTTCTTTCGACGCTTTATCGATTTCATCTTGTTGGGCTCTTTCTCTTTTTTGCAGCATGCTTTCCGTGACCCTGATCCCCAGGCCAAGTGGCATCCCTCCGGATTTATTTGTCATGTCCATGCTTTCAGGCTCCTGTTATTCGATTTTTGGTATGAAAGGATGTTTTCAGAATCGTATCTATCTCCCCATCCGGTACTTGATTGCTGCATAATAGTCTTTGGTGGTTCTTTTACAAATCCCGCCAGTAGAATTCTTAACGCATGGAAACAAAACCATTTCGGATCTTTCAAGTTGCTGTCAATATCCATGCCATGATCTGTAAATAACTGATTTTTTAGAATAGTATCAACGAAAATTGGTAAAATCAATGCCTTTTCTTTTCTCCATTCCCTGATCAAAGCATCCCCATATCGAAAATCTTTTACAGATATCGCAGGCTTAACCCGATATGGCAGATTATTTCTATATCTATAATCCCATAAATCTTTATAAAAACCCTGAACAGCTCTTTTTTCAGTAGGGATAGGTGTATAAATCATTGAAGCTTTGAGACGGCTTGCATCATCACTGATATCTTCGAGGATGCCATGAAATGTTTCAACTGTTTTCTCATGAAGAAAAAGGAGAGGATATTTTGAATAGGTATTAGGCTCTTTGAGCATCCCCAAAAACAAATAATAGCCTGGATAAACATCTTGGGGTGGGATTACAGCGGCTCGGATCTCTATCAACTGAATATCGACATTCTGTCCATTGTCCGACATTCCTTGTGCCAAGAATCCGGTACCATACCGCTGTATGAAATATATTTCTTTCACGTTAAAACCCTTTTGGCCATTTTCGAGGCCTCGCAAACAATTTTTATCGCCGATCGCTGCTCAAAAATGGACAGATTGCAGCTGGTGAAACCTGACGAAATCGACCGTTCCGGTCATGACTTCAACGGGTCCACAAGATCGATCAATTCTATGATAAGGTCCTGAGTGTCTAAAAGGGACTGAGGTAATCTAGGGGGTAAACTGTCAAGCTTGCATTTCTTTACAGTCTCTGCTCGTAGAATGTTAGCCTTTTCCCGTATCGCTTTAATTTTTATCATGTCCATTGTTTTAATCCTTTCGTGGTTGCACCATGTTTATCTTTTTCATTGATATCGTTGTTTAGATTTACCCATTCTTGCCATAGTTTCGTATGCTTGTGCAAGTCTAAAATGATCAGGGCCTCCCAATTTAGGGATATAAATGTATCTTTTCGTGCCGGTTTTCTCATCTGTCTCAAGTTTTTTTGCTGTGGCATGGCAATGATCAGCATACTTATCTACCAATTTAGAGCGATGAGGTAAAAGAAGCGCGCCGGCCGCAAGCTCCTCGTGGCTTTCATCCATGGCGTCGGTTCTGTAACTGTTTACTTTGAAATCTTTTTCATCCCATTTATACGGACCGGATTGATGCTCTGAAAAGAATGAGAGGAAAACTTTTCCCTTGTGACGATTTGCAAATTTATAGGCGTCTTTCTGGTTTGGTAATCCATCGATTACACACCGATAAATGTTGAAACGTTTCATGTATTTATCAAGCTCATCCCACCCTTTCAGAATCGATAATTTCAAGATCTGGGCCTTTATTGTTGAGTGAATCGTAATCTTTTTGCCTACAACGACATGAAACAGGTCCCCTTCACCGCCGCCCTGGTCAACCCCCATACTGCAGGAGCCTGCATCGCTATCATACATACCCTGTTTACCACAGCAATCATATATCTGCTGATGTGTCAGCCTGTTCTCTGCTTCGATATATGGGCGCCCAAGTCTTAACCGGATAAAATTCCCACGGTCTACATCCGGGCTTTCCCATACTTTGAGCAATTTTGTAACATTAATCCAGGGATAAGAGGCATGACCAATCGTAAATCCAAGAATGTCCTTGATATCAGCTTTTTTTGCAACCCATTGACCCAATTGAGGATAGAGTTCTTTTCCACAGTGCCTGCAGGCGCGATACGCCGTTCCATCTTTTCGCCAGCGAATCGCCAGGCACGGAGATCCATCCTCGGGCCAGTACTCTTCGAGATCCAGGCACGTATACCAGCCGCAATGTATACATTTACAATGCCAATACTCTTGGCTTGATTTCTGAAACTTAGTATCTGATGCATAATCCGGGATAGTCGGATTTGCGAGAAAAGATTTTGTCCCAATCTCAGATTTGGCAAGGCGCCCGTCAACAAACTCCTCCGACTTCATATCCATTTCGTCATACTCATCAAAAACGGCATGGTCCGCGGGGTCTCCTTTCAGGTTTGCGCTCGATTTCATATCACCTCGGCCGCCAATATCCTGCCCGAGTCTACCCGATCTAAAATAAAGAAAAGCATCCCTGATACGTTTCAGGGTGGCAGAATCAGTCCCTTTGACGAATTGTCCGATAGTGTCTGGATTGTCATCGATTAAAGGTTTGAACCTGGATTTGGAAAAATCTGAAACTTTATCCTTGGAGGGGAAGAGATAATACACGCCTTTTTTGTAATAACCGGTTATCATCCCATGAAGGGTATTTAAGACTTCTCCTTCCGTGAATGTTCCCTGGGTAGACTTCCTGATTACTTTTTCTGGGGGCCTGACGCTCATGGGGCGTTGCTGGAATTCATGCCCACTCCATGAGAATTTTGCAGCAACAAGTTTAATCTCATTCGAGAAAGCCCAATACCAGGCATTTGTTATTTTAAGAGCTTCCTCCGCTTCCGGACTGTATTCTTTCCCCTGCTCTCTTAAAACGAGCTTATAACGCTGAAATTCGCTAAGTTCAATCCCCATCATCTATGCCTTCAACCGCCTTTATGTCTTTCAGCAGCATAATGTCATGGATCCGATTTATATCTGCGACGCGCTCCGCTGTCCTGGGGATCAGTAATTCTTTCCGGATCTCTTCGGTAAGTTCTGTTAGCGCCTGTCCTTTTTGTTTGTTGTCTTTTTCAAATAAACCATGGTATCGAGCCATCATATCTCTGGATTTATTTTTTTCAGGAAATTTATATTTTAAGCGTCTATTAACTGTTTCATTTCCTTTTTCAGAAATAGTGGTAGTTTCATATTCTTCATACCCCATTAAGCAAAGTGCTGTCTCGGCATCTAAATCATTGATTCTTTTATAATTTCCATCCTCGTCCATAAGCTTTCGAGGATCAAAGCGAGATTCCATGGTTAACCCAACCAATATTTCCTCAATTGAGGCGATTTTTTCTTCATTCAATTGTTTTCTGAGGATTTTTATCCTTGTCTTAATCTTGTCGAGCTTATCAAGGCGACAGGCTTTTTCATGTATCGTTTTTTGTTTCCATTTTTCTGATTTTGGAAAAGCTTTCCGGAAGGCAGTGGATTTAACATTATAATTTAATGGATTAACTCTTTCCTGGCAATATATCTCTTCATTTATACTTAATTTATCTTTATTAGCCATATTTTCCCTTATATCTTAAGTTAACGTCTGGAAAAGTGTAGCCATGATTGTGAATTTTTGTCAATTTTTAAACATAACTTTACAGATTTAAAATTCCATGCTATTTTCGGAGGTACGAACGCGCGACCAACTTTTTAAAAACATATAAGAAGGTGGGAGCCGCTGAAAGCGCGACCGATGCTGGGTTGCACTCCCCGAAACTTCGACCTCTCTTCCTCAAGATTTTCATGAACTTTTTGTAGTTTGACATTTTTACCTTAAATATTTTTTAAAAATAATCACTTTTTTACTTGACATAATGATATAATGATACTATATTATATGTAACATTAACAATCAAAAAGGAGAGAAAATCATGAAAAGAATTAATATTTACGAAAGTAATGAGTATGGAGATAGGATTTTTATCGGTTGGTTTAATATGGACTCTGCTACATGTTTAGCCAAACATCAACGGGGGGACGCATACACAGAATATACATGGGTATATTTGACAGCAGGAGGAAAGCTTATTGTTGAGAGAAGTAATAACTCAGGGATGAGGGAACATTATTCGCCTATCTCCGCTAAAGAGGTTGTCATGTTAATAAACGAATCAGGTACAAGTGAAGGCCATGAGTGGGCCGAAGGCAAAGGATCCGAAGAATTTGCAAAAGCTGAAATAAAATAATAAACAGACCCAGCCGGCAATGGCCGGTAAATCAAAGGAGAATGCCATGAAAAAACTTTATAATTTTAAATGGTTTGCAATCAGCGATAAAAACTATACCGATGATGAATTATTGGCGCGGGGATATCATTGGCATACTGGCACGCTCGAAACCGGGGCTATCTACTCTAAACAGATTAAAAATAGTGTTATTTATCTGCGTTGTAACCTTGTTTAATCCCTGCTAGAGCCTCTGGCCACTCAGGGGCTTTATGGAGTGATTAAACTGTAAACACACATAAAGGAGAAAGAAAATGGTAAAAGATTACAAAACACGGGAAACATTAGATAAAATACCTCATAACCAAAAATTTAATATCTCTCAGTGGTGTTATCTATACAATCGAGATAACGACACAAACTATTTACCGCATCATTATAACGCCTCAAAAGGAATCTGGTTTGTTATTAAATAATAGCCAAGGAGAAAAAAATGGAAACAAGAAAATTAAGAATCACAGCTTTAGAAGACAACCGCAGACGTTTCGCAGTAGTATTTATGGGCGTAAAAGTAGCAGTCGCGTTTGATCGTGACAGTGGTGCTAAAGTTGGCTACAATGCCCGTTTGATATCTGGTGATATCGACTCCGGCGGATCTCGTAAAAATTGGTATTGTATTGTTGCCGAAGGCACAATCTTTGAACTTGAAGTTGATGCCGAGTTTTACGAGAAAAACAAAAACCGCATCAAGAAATGGAAGATTGAAGAACTTGACGATTTTACGATGTCAAAAGAGCGCTCCGATGCTTTAAAATCAATGGATGATAATATTGAATAATCTTTAATCCCTGCTAGAGCCTCTGACCACTCAGGGGCTTTAAACACACAAAGAAGCTCATTAAAAATATAATTAGCCTTTTTACCGCCCTATTGGGCAGGAGGAAGAAAATGGATAATAAAACAACAACAATCCGAATCCCAAAAGACCTCCATACCCAGATCATGCACAAAGTGATTGATCTAGGTATATCGTTCAACACCTTTATTCTGCAAGCTATCAAAGAAAAGATTGCTAAAAAATAATATCATTATCATTTGTCAAAGAACAGTGAAAAAGCGATCCGTTTACATGAAACGGATCGCCCGTTGTTTATAACCACCTCATGTCTGATCGAATAAAAAATTAATATTCGTCATATTTATCTTCCTTCATACCAATTATTTAAAAATTTTTTAAACTCGGTTTCTTTTCTATAATTCCTACCTACAGACTTTCCTCCGGATCGTACTCATCCAGAGAATCATCATCCATTTCCTGCTGTTTAAATGGAATCTGCCGCTGCGGATCAAATCCTATTTCCCATGCAACAATCGGTCTTGAATCTATCCGTTTTGCCATTTCCCGGGCGATTTGTTCAGATACAGGATTTATCCCATAAATTGCAGCGGGACCGAAAAATCTTGTAAACCCTTTAACATCATCCTTGACTTGTGGCACGTCTACCCGGATAAAAGTGGCACCTCCGATCTGTGCATCTGAAACAAGTCCCGCAATTCTATTATGTCCAAATAATTCAATCACACACCATTGTTCAAATTTTTCCTGTTCCATCTATTTGTCTCCTTTTTAAAATGTTATTATTAATAACCCTCATACCATTTTTCGCTTTAATTCTCATAATATTCCTTTAATAGCCGGCCCTTTGTCGGATGCCGTAATTTTCTCATCGCCCCCCCTTTTTTTACCCTTCCTAATCCCTCAATTTGTCTGACCCGCTCTCGGGTTATCATCATTGAATCGCCGATTTCTTCCAGAGTACCACCTCCTTTATCAGCAATATCAAGCACACATGTTTCCGGAAGGGAAAAGATCATGTCTATAAAATATTCATCCAGGTCCTCGTCAGGAAACCAGGCCCCAGATCTATGCTGTAATTTTTCCCAGACAATTGTGACTGTATTCAAAGCTTTTTTTACTTTTTTTTCCATCAGCATCGAGGCTATGTGATAATAGCAGCTGATAAAAGGGCAGGGGCGCGGGCGTTCAATGCACTCTATGCGCTTCCTTGGCTTAAATTGCCGGTTCGCCCATGTATCTTTTCTAATCATTAACACTCTTTTTTGCATTTTTTTCTCAAATAAGTTGGTTTTCTTTTATAGCGCTCATTATTGGTATTACTACCTGCCATACTATTCCATTTCCGAAAGCACGGAGGAGATCATTTCTATGGGGATACCTATGAGCCAGGACTGGAATATATTTCACGTAAAACATTCCACCAATACCATCCCAGATCCTTTTTTTACTTTCGTCAGATATGGTTGTCCATACTTCTTGAATCTCAGGTAATGTTTTTCGCAATAACCCACTGATAATTTCGATGATTCCACTCCACAAAATTTGCAATAAAGCTTTACCTTTGGTCTCTTCCGATATTCTTTCCAATGATATTTCAGATGACATGAGCTGCATAAAGTCTCTAAATTCTGCGGGTCGTTGTTGATAGGCTGAAAATCCTTGTGATGAACATGAAGGTCTTTCTCCGCTCCACATTTCTGGCAATAAGGTTTCAGATATTGCGTGGCTCTTTTGTGATATTGATTCTCTTTCACGACTTTTCTCGAATTTCCACAAATACGATTGCAATATTTCCTCCGCAGGAACACCCCACGATCTTCCAATCTCCCGTTCATTCTTTTCCTGATTAATTGCTTTCCGCAAAATTCGCAGTATTTTATAGGGTCTTGTTTGATTCTCGGCGCCATCTATTTGTCCTCCTTTAAATAATTCATAGTTTTCTCTATCATTGAAAGCGGAATACCCATCAAATATGCAACAAAACTCGGAGAAAGCCGGAGGGATTCGCCTTTGTTTTCCGTCGTATCCTGTGATCCAGTCGTATTCATCCCAAATTGAACAAAGTTTCTTAACCTCTGGTCGCAAGTCTTTAAAGTTTGGCTTTGATAGCGTTCCTTCACTTTTAATCCATCGGTTTTGTGATCTTCCGTTGAAGGTGTCGGCCACATCGCAAAGACTTGTCTCGGGAGTTGATCTATCCTCTGCCGACTGCTGCCGTCCGGGTTTATCCCCGACTGATTCATCCCATGATGGAGTCTTAAAAGACTCTCCTCTATACTGACACCTCTCGAATGCTTCAACCGATTTATTAAACATTCGCCCCTCGGACTGCCTTTGCTGTCTGACGCTTTTGGAGTATTCCACATTGCCATTTTCGTTTGAGTTGACAATCCGTCCTGACTCGTTTTCGATGCGCCTTTTCGATTGTGATTGCCATTGACTGTCGGCGTGGCCCACAATGAACACCCTATCTCTTTTGTGGGGCGCGTTTTGGGAACAAGCTGGAAGAACAATCGGCGGGAGGACTTCGTAGTTTTCATTTTCCAGCTCAGTGTAGATTCGGTCGAGAAGTAATCCTCCGTCAAGATTGAGGAGACCATAGACATTTTCCAGGATGATATTTTCGGGGTGAGCATTCTGTATGATTCCAAGAGTTTCCGGCCACTTCCAGCGGTCATCTTTGTCTCCCTTTCTTTTACCTGCGATGGAGACTGGTGGACAGGGAATGCCTGCCGTAAAAAGGTCAATTGTTGTTCCGTCGTGTCTGTAAGTTTTTGCATCGTCATGTATTGGTACTCCCGGGAAATTTGCTTTAAGCCATTTCTGGCAAAATTTATCTATCTCAATGAAACAATGGTTTTGATGTGATTGTCTCCACACATATTTAGCTGCCAAGGTGAAAAGACCGAGACCCGCGAAGGCATCCAAATGTTTAAACCCGTCCATCTTTATCCCAAACATCATTGACATATTTTTCTATTTTTTGCTTTTGTCTGCGCTGATCATGGATATCTTTTGAAGCACAAACCCTGAGATATGGTTGCACGATGTTAAACAGTTTTATTAATATATCATTGTCAATCCGCATGATATTCACCTAATGAATAATACCAGGTAATGACAGTCTTAGCCTTTTCAAAACCCCAGCATACTTTTACACAGTATCTATGTTTCTGTAACCGTTCGATCCATTTGTCCTGGTTTTTAGAAGTTCCGGAGCCTCCATCACTTCGTTTCATTTCTATGTATAAGCCGTGATATGTTCCACGGGGAACTGGTAATATCAGGTCCGGAACTCCGCTTTTAACTCCTTCTGAAGAGAGGAGGGCCGCCGTTTTTTTATCTCTCAGATCCCCGTTAGGCACCGCAAATATTAAATCAAGATCAGGATATTGATATTTCATTACCTCACACCAATAAATAAGGGAGCGCTGTTCTTCAGCTTCTGATGGAATTAATTGTTTCGACACCGATTTTTTAATATGCGATTTTATACCTGGCTTGTGAGCGAACCTGTCTGCCCAAGCCAAAGCCTCTTCTTCTGTGTTAAATTTTAGCATAGCTCCCCAGATGTAATTTCCTTTCCTTGTGAAAATCTAACCATTATTTCCTGTAACTATCCCAATTAAAAAGAAGTTTTATTCCCTGATTTTCCCGCATCCGATCTATAATTCTTTCCCCGCAATGCCTTGTGAGGTCTTCAAAGTTTAGATTAGATGCGAGTATTGTAGGAAGAGATCTTTCATACCTTCCATTAATTACCTGATATAATAAAATCTTTTCTGTTTCACTACCGAAGGAAATCCCCACTTCATCAATTATTAAAACATCGGGTTCACAACATTGATTTATTATCATTTGCTCATCCGGCCCAGAATTTTTCCAAGTGTCTTTTATTCTTCGAATTAAATGATATTCAGTAAGATATAGTGAGCAGTAATCATGCTCTTTAAATTCAAAATCACTATATTTTTCATTAAATTCATATGCTACATAAGATTTTTTAATAATTTCTTTTATCATACAGCAGATAATTAAAGTTTTACCAGTCCCCGGGGGGCCATATATTATTATACTGCGCCCTACTTCCCTATTCTGATCAATGTTTAATATATAATCTTTGATTGTATTAAGAACCTTGACTTTACCTGCGTGCTCATCTGTTTTAAAATCATCAAGCACATTTTGTGAAAATCTTTCTGGTACGCCAGAGTGATTTAAAAAACTCTTTATCCGCTCATTTGTTCTTTCTGTGATGATCTTGTTCTGTTCTTCTTCTTGGCATTTTTGGCATGAACCAATTAATTTTTTTTCCCCATAAAAATTTTCAATCTCCTTTAGAGGATATTTACCATGTTTTTCACAATATCCTTCTTTATCTTTGGTAATAGTCTGGATTTTTAAATTGTTCTGATTTTCCATTTATCCCTCCGTTGCTCATTTTCATCCACAATTGATCAAACTTTTCTCTCAATTTCTGAGTCGATAATATATTAACCTTCCAAAAGTTATCTGATTGGCAAAATTCAATAATTATTCTAATATCTTCTGGAGTTCTTTTATCAAGGTGTATCATTAAATCAATATGTTTTGACCATATCTGTAGGTTTGGGTCTTTAAAGCGTGAATTATTCTCTTTTATTTTTTCCAAAAGAAATTCTGCAAGTCGGTATTCGATAGAATCCGACAAGTAGTTATTTCCTTTCCTTTTATTTCCTTTTATTTCCTTTCCTTTCCTTTGTGTATTATCAGGGTAAGTTATAGGGTTTTCATCGGAAGTTACTGGATAATTATCGTAAGAAACGTATTTTTTGACCAATTCTGCCATTGTAATTATCTTATTTTTGCGATTTTTATATGCCTCGGTTAAACTATCAAGAAGATCCTGTGAAGCAATAACTCTTACTTGCCATAACTCCTTGTTTATCTTACCTGTTTTTGACATTATGTTAAGCATGTCAAGAGCTGATTCTTCATCGCAATGGCACTTAGAGAAAAAATATAACTTATCGGTTTCTTCCTGAATATTAACGTGATGATGGGTTTCAAGGGTAAGAAACCGCATAACATTGGTAAAAAACCCCGTTCCTTTGCATTGATATTTACTTTCAAGAAGAAAAAGAGTTCGTCCATCTTTAGCATAAAATGGAAAATAATCAGCGTTTGCGCGTTCAGGTCTAGCCATTAAGCATCTCAAATACACATCGCCACTTTCCAAGGACAAAAGGAAATGAGTCTGCGAGAACACAAATACCTAATGGTGAGTTCCCTGGAAAATGGCGATCTATTTTTGATGATGTATGGTATTTATATTCTCGCATTTGCGTGTTTTATTATAATTTCTACCATGAGTCAATAAAAAAATACTATTTGATTATTTTATAAATATTTTTCATTCTGCATCGCCGAGATATATTCCCTAGTCATTTTATCAGCCTGCTGTGCTGTAAGTTTTACTGCCGGCCCGCATCCGTGGGGACATATTAACTTTGGATCGTTAACAGTTCCAAATAGTCTGCACATATAAGGCCTGGTTTCATATATATCGCAACCTTGTTCTGACTCATAAGGGCAATGTAGGAAAGATTCACGTTTCCGTTTATCCTTCACTCTATTCCATTCCCACTGAGAAAACGGTATAGGGCCGCAACAGTCGTGACAACCGGGCTTGCATTTAAAAGTCGGTATTTTCCTGTATAAATTTTTTATGACCTTTGATTCATGCGACATTTGCTATTCCTTAACAAACTTCTGCCCGGGGTCGTATAACCCAGGAGGATTGAATGGACTACCGGAACACAGGGAAAGCGTTATAGAGATTCAATTTTTTGAACCATATTATTGATTTTCTCGGCAAGAAATTTGCCGACATGCTCATCCTTGCGCACATAGTATAATTGCCGTTTAGAGATACCAATTTTCTTGGCGAGATCATCATGTGAACATTTATAAAATTCCAATAATCTATCAATTTGTTTTTCCATAAAACAAATCCTAAATGAAATTATTGCAGAAATCAAGAACAAAATTAATTTGTATAAAAATAATCTGCAATCTTTGCAATTATTTTCTTGACATCATTTTTTGATGAGTGTATCTTATTAAATATAAAAGCTGTGGGAATGCACAGCCTGGCGGGGAGATGCCCCTAACCTAGAAGCCCCCAGTTTTACGGGGGGAGCATTCACATTCGTATTTAGATAACTTTTTAAATGATTTAATATGCGTGGTGGAAAAACGGTAATTCGCCAGCCTCATAAACTGGAGATCCGGGTCCGAATCCCGGCCACGCTACCTACAGAATGTTAGGAAAATATAAATGTTATCATGCACCAGGCGGGGGAAAGACCCGCCACAAACACGGAGGGAACATGATAATACAATTTGATGAAATCAGCCTCAAAGGCCGAAAATCAGGCATTTGTCCAAAATGTGGGGAACGTGCTAAAAGATCTTTTAAGTTTTATCAGACCCTTAGTATATTTAATAAGAATAAAAATGGATTTGTTAAAACAGAAAAAGAAATAATGGAGGAAAATACAAAAGCTTATCTAAAATGGGCGAAGACTCCGACATATCATGCCAAGTGTGAGGACTAAATGACAGAACAATTTATGGGCTTGGGGAGAGATAAGAATCGGTCAAAAGGAGTAGTATCAGGGTCATTAACAATGGGTACAGGATTTTAGCGGGGTGGCCAAGAGGTTAAGGCTCCGGTCTCATACGCCGGTATCGGCAGTTCGAATCTGCCCCCCGCAACCAAAGGAGGTTTCATGGATAAACGAATTAAAAATCAAATCTGGTTTGCAATCGGTTTCTTGATCGCAATGATTTATGTTCTCAGTTACATCTAAAATTATACTTGTTCCCGACGCTTAGGCTCGCAATAAAGATCGATTCCCCGATGAGTGGTTATCTCGTTTTGGAACAAGTTCAATGGGTGGGATAATTCGGGAGGGATTATCCCACCTTTCACCTTTAATTTTATGGAGGCAATTATGTTTGAAAAGACAGAACAGCAAAATATTTTTGATGCGGTTCATACTCAAATTGAAACCGCAAAAAAAGATGGATGGAATTTATTATTACCATCTTTTCCTATCTCGCCAACGCCTGAAAGTCTATTTGTCCCTTGCCTGGAAAAAGTTGAAATTGATACAGCAGACGGCTCAAAAGATATTTATAAAGGTGCAGGAAGTACTAAGTTTCGTCTTCATGCCGCAGCTCTGAACCGAATCGCTATTGCCGGCGAATTAAAATGGAATAATGATTTCACTGGATACGCAAAGGATCAGGACGGCACACAGATATTTAGGGCGGTGGGCGGAGTGGTTAATTCAGCAGGAAATATTCACCAGGAATCAGGATATTATCCATTGAATCTTGCAGATATAAAAGATGATCTCATCGACCAATACACTGAAAAGGCAAAAAAGGATGGAAAAGATCAGAGTTACATTGATTATTGTGTTAATAGAGATTATCGAGCCAAACGCCAACATCTTTTGAAGCTTACAGAGACTGGGGCAAAAAATAGAGTCATCCGGAAAATATTCAATATCAAAAATGAATACACATTGGCGGAACTCAAAAAACCCTTCCTTGTTCTCAAATTTACCATCTACATGGATTTTAAAGATCCGATGGTTAAACAGATGGTCCTGGGAATGAAGATCCAGGCAGCCCTGGGAGTATACGGGGTGAACAATACTCCGTCACTTCCATCACCACAAAACTTTTCTATTCCGGCACCTAAAGCAATGGAACCATTCGACCCCGATAATGATCCAAATTTGACACCGGTTGATGACGATCTGACTGAACAGGAAGAAGAATTGAGTAGTGCCGAATTTGATTTCATTAATGCTGATAAGGAAACTCAGGATATCGCATTAAAAACTCTTGCAGATAAAGTTAAGGTTACTTTGAAAGATATGACTTTCCCTGACAATATAACCGATAAAAGGCTTTATGCGTTCAGGCAGCTTAATAAAAAATTAATTAGCGATGAAATTCCATTTTAAGGAGGGCGCAATGATATATCAGATAATGATTTTTATCGGCCATCATCAGAAGTTATTTATGGGAATTATTTTATTAATTATTGCTGGTATTTGTGCCTATTGGGGAAATCAGAGTTTTGATAAAAATGAAGAAACTAAACCATGGGAGGATCTGTAAATGAAATGTCTTCAAACTTCAGACTGGCACGCAGACGCTAATTTGGATGAATTCAAGAAGTGCTCAACCTTTCTCCTCGCCACAGCAAAAGAAGAAAATCCGGACCTGATCATTATTGCAGGCGATATCTTTAACAGCCGCGACATTAAGCTTGAATCTGAGACCTGTAAATTGGTTTTTGAAAAGATTCATATCTTATCAGAAATTGCCCCTGTCAGTATAGTCACGGGGACCCCGACACATGAGGGTACTGCTACGGAATCCCTTATCTATACCTCAGCCTTTGAGCATAATGTGACCGTTTCTTCAATGCCAGAACAACTTTTTCTTGTAAACGGTGAATTAAAAAGAGAAGTATGGACAGAGGAGGAAGGGTATAAAATTGAACCTGACGCCATTATCTCCACAATGCCTACTCCGACAAAGAAATGGATGCAGGGCACAAATGATGAAATAGCTCAGGCATTAACTCCAATTTTCGCCGGCTTCGGGGCCGGGGCGTCAGATTATAAATGCCCCCACATCCTGATCGGTCATTTCTCAGTTCGAGGAGCATCGATTTCGGACACCCAGATCATGGTTGGGAGAGATATTGAAATCAGTAAGGACCAACTTGCTTTAGGTAACTTTGACCTTGTTTGCTTGGGGCACATCCATAAGGCGCAGCAGATCGATAATATTTTTTATGCTGGGTCCCTCTTTGCAAATAACTTTGGCGAAAAAGAGGATAAAGGATTTTATATCCACAATATAAATAAACCGAAGGGAACTCTCGAACCATCCTTTAATAAGTGGGATATCCAATCGAGATTTATAAAAACTCCTGCCAAGAAACTGGTAACAGTGAGAGCGAATCTTACAAAAGAAAACTTTGACCCTATCATCGACGAGTCGGTTAAAGGAGCCTCAATAAAAATTGAACTCAGCATGTTCCAGGATGATAAGTTTTCGATCAACCTTGATGAGATTAAAAAACAGTACCTTGATGCCGGCGCCACAGAAGTAAAATTGATAACGGCACATATTCCACGTGAGAATGTGAGAAGTGAATCGATTATGAAACTTTCCACTCTGCCTGATAAAATCGAAGAAGGGGCAAAGATAAAGGAGGAATCAATTCCGGAAGGAGTCCTTGATATCGCCCATGATTTTGAAACGCTGCCAGAAAAGGAAATATATGGAAAAGTCACAAGCGGAGATTACGACCGGCCAGGTCCCGGGGTATCCGCATCTTGATGAAACGTGTGGATATTGCCAACATTTCATATACAAAGCTGGTAATCCGGAAATAGGAGAAAGCTATTGCAGGCTTTATAAAAAATGGTTCCCGAATCAATTCGACAACAATAATAAGCCTGCACCGTCACGGACATGTAATCGATGGTTACGCAAAACATTATTTAATTTAAACGAGAAAGAATATGAAGATACTATCATTAAAGGCAAAGGGATTAGTTGGGCTTAAAAAAGGCATAGGAATTGAAGAAATTAATCTTGACTTTTCAAACCTTTCAGGACTTATAGCTTTGGCCGGCGTGAACGGTAAAGGGAAAAGCACTGTGCTTGAAAGTTTACCACCATACGCAATGATGGCAAGTAAAGATGGAGCTATTCAGAATCATTACTTCCTGCAGGATAGTTTCAGAGAACAGGAATATCTTTATAATGGGGATCTTATCAGAACGCGCCTTGATATTAGGGGCGGAACAAATTACACACCTGATGGCTATATCTGGATCAATGATCAGCCAAAAACTACAGGCAAAATCTCAGAATATAAAGGCCTCATCAATGAGATCTTCGGCACCTCTGATCTTTTTTTTAACTCTGTTATGCACGCCCAAAACAGTAAGAGATTATCAGATTTGCGCCCCGCGCAACTGAAAGACCTTTTCGCTGAATTTCTGCGCCTGGATCGATATATAAAGTACGAAGATATGGCGAAAAGAGCATCTTATATACTTGATGGCAGGGCGGAAGGTATAAAAAAATCATTACTCATACTTCAGGACCATGCGGACCAGATTCCAGAAAATATTAATGATGAAATAACAGCCATTTCTATAAGTATTGCAAATAGAGAGGCAAGTCTTAAAATGCTTGCTGAAGGGCAGGAAAAATTTATTCAACAAATCGAATCATTTGGAAAAATAGCACAAAATAACAAAACACTTGAAGCGTCTAAGGTCGAAATTGTTAAATCAATTCAGCAGATCGATTTAGATATTCAAGCTGATAAAAAGCAGTCAGAATCTGAACTGGCAACTATCAGGGAAAAGGCCGCAAAGATTATTTCTCTTATAAAAGAGAATGAAAATATTATCGGAAGCAAGGATAAAATTGAATTAGCAGTATCAGAACTTGCAAAATTAGAAAATGATCAAGTTAGGATTCAAGCCTTAATCAGTCAATGCAATGATAATATAGCCGCCAGGTCCGAAGAAATAAATAAACTACATACCACGCGCATCGAAGCAAATAAAAATGCCCAGGCCGATGAACTTAAAATATCCACCAGGATCGACGATCTTGAGAAGCAGCGTAGGGAGGCCAAGACAAACCTCGATAAAGCCCTTGACCCTACGGCTACGGCTGCGCTCGAAGCTGAATTAAAAGCGTTACGGGAACAATCCGAGATACTTGGAAAGAGGAACCTAGATCCCTTTTGTCCGGACCATACAGCGGCATGCATTTTTGTAAAAACAGCAATGGAGGCAAGCACAAGGATTCCGTTAGTAAAAACCCATATATCAGACAAAAAAAAGGAGCTGGAGCTCGCTCGGGAAAATGCGGTTAAGGAAATAAAGGAGCTTGACTCTAAGATATCTGATGAAAGCATCGCATTAAAAAGAATGGTTAATAAACATAAAGAAGCCGATACTGGATATATTGATAGGCAAAAAGTTGAAAGGGACCTTTATGATAAGGATCAAAGAACAAAAACAGCTGAAATAAAAAATCTCGAAGACTTGGTCCTTAAAATAAATCTACTGCGACCTCAGGCAGCTATGATTGATAAAATAAAGACAGCCGAAAACACTCTCGGGTCTCTTAGAGAACAGAGAGAAGATATAACTCGGGAAGGCACAGAACTTAAAAAGAAATGGGATCAGCGAATCAATAATTTATTGGCTCGAAAATCATTGAATCAGGATTCAATCGAGACAATAAACAAGGAAATCGTTGAAGGCATTGATCAGAAACTTCAATACGAAAAAGATAATCTCAAAATAACGGAAAAACTGATCATTCAGGAGAAGGAAGAGATTTCTAAGGAGAAAAGCCAAATCGAAAATTTGAAAGTCAAGTCTCAGGAAAAAGAGAAGATACAGGAGGATATTGGTACCCAGAATAAAAATAAAATTGCCATCATGAATGCGATATCCGACTTTAAATATATTCAGGCCATGTGCTCAAAAGACGGACTCAGGGCGCTTGAAATAGATGCGGTGAGACCAACTATCACTCATTATGCGAACGACCTGATAGTCAATTCTTTTGGCCCTTCTTCCACTATAAAAATCGTTACTCAAGATGACAACGGTAAAGAGATTTTCGACATAAGAATTATTGACGAAGACGGTGAGGAGGTTTCCCTGGGAAATAGATCCGGAGGTCAGCAGGTCTGGCCCCTGAAGGCACTGCAGCTGGCAATGGCCCGCATCAATAAGGAGAAATCCGGGAAAAATTATTTAACCTTACTTTCGGATGAGGAAGATGGAGCCCTATCTAGCGAAAATGCTAAAAATTTTGTATCTCTTTATCGCGGCATGTTGGCCCCGGATAAACAAACAGGCATAAAAACTTTTGAAAGCTGTTTCTATATATCTCATAAGTCTGAGTGTGTGGATATGGCTGATCATCGAATCATTTTCGATGGAAATGGGATAAGCATTGAATAATTTTTAACCTGTATAATAACTGGTTATGTGTGGAGGAATATGGATAAGCATCAAAAAGATCTATATGAAAAAGAAATTTTGGAAAAGTTAGTTCCTGCATTAAATAAACATTTAACGCTAAAGGAGGGTTGGAAGTTTTTGGACACAGTGAATCCAATACTTTCAAAATCGGGATCGCCTTGGGTTTATATGATTTTTGCGGACGGTATAGCTGTTGTACTTGCTGAGAGCTTAAAAAGAACGGCAGACGCTATACGTAAAGCAGAAGGAGTCCACGGAAGTTCTGTTGGTTGGGATAAAGACATTTTCACATAACCTTAGTTTCAACAGTGACCGCGCAAAAGACCAATCGGCACGTTAAACCAATGTTATTTTCATGGAGCAATTAAATGGAACATTGTAAAAAATGTGGATACAAAACAGTTTTAGCAACATCACTGGTTACATATTTTACTCCAGACGACGAACCCTACGAATCCGGAGATTGTGAATTACCCGAAACAATGGAAGAAGATGACGAAATTTACGCTCATGTAATGGTTGGAATACATTGGTGTGAAAGTGGAGTGTAGCATGGATGGTAATCAATTCAGCAATTTGTACTTGGGTAATTTTCAACCTTCTGAGGAAAGTGCATTTCTTTGGGAGTTGGCAAAAGAATACCATGAACGAACAGAGTCATATGATAGAACTGTTTGTACTGGTCCTATTATAAATGATGCTATAGTTCCAATGAATAATTTTGAGAGAAGCAAAACATTAATGAACGCACATAAAATAAGAAAAGAAATATATCAAAGGGCCTTAGATAGAGGCATTGAAAAAAACAAAGTAAAAAAGGCTATAGTCAACTATTTATCCACTAACCCACGCATCAACGCAGACCTGCAAACACCGTAGGCTGGTTATGCGGAATGTTATGAGAGTTTACTATGAAATTAAGTGAGATAATAGCAGAAAGATTGTTTACTAATGGAGCTGGGCATAAAGCTCAACGCCTTGTGCTTGAAATGGAAAATGGTTCGGATGGCGGAGGATGGTGTAAAAAGACAGTTATAGATCAAATAGACAGAATCCTCACAGAACTCACAAATCAACAGGAACAGGCAGGGAAATGTCCAGATTGTGGAGTTGAGAAAGGTGAACACCATTTATACCACTGCCCAGAGATCGGATTCAATCTTTAACCGCCCGGCTGGTTATTTGGGCGTTATGCCTTTGGAGGGAATATGGATAGAATTCGATTAATTGAAGAAATAACAAAAATATCAAATTCATTGGACAAATCGATCTCTGATGCATCAGTCAGGGCTATTGAGGAATATCCTGATTTAGGAGTTATTTTAAATAAGGATGAAGATCCTATCGATGAGACCTATATACAAAGAGCTAAAATAACCATGGAAAAAGCTTATGAGCGCAAAAGAACTTGCAAAGAAATAATCGATCTTATTAATAAGAACTGGCATGAGATAGTCAGTGGTTAATTTCAAGCATAATACTCATTCAACCACCCGGACAGCATAGCTGACGGTTAACTTAATGTTAGTTGGAAAGGAGAGAATATGCCAAAAAAATCACAAGATACACAGGTAGTTGATGAAATAACAGCGATTGTTAAAAATTTTTATGCACAGAGTCATACAGATGAAGCCCCTATAGTTTCACGTGAAAATATAGTTTTAATGGTCGGCGCGGTTTGTAAGGATTGCGAAGAAGCTATCCGGCTGATTAGAACTATCAGGCAGGTTACAGGGGGATAAAAAGACTGGAAACTATTTGACATCCAAACCCATATAATATATTCTCCAAAATGCTATGACAACTCAAATCGAAAATAAATTTGACCTCGCTTCCGGGATAATCTTAATGGGTTGTCATAGCACCGGGGGCGGGGTTTTTTATTGGAGAGATAGGATGGGTATACCAGAGGGATATTGTCAATGCGGATGTAATCAAAAAACGTCTATTTCAACGGTAAATAATAAAAATAGAGGATTGGTTAAAGGTAAACCTTTAAAATACGTAAGAGACCATGTGAATAAAGTCAAAAATTATAAAGGGGAAAACCATCCTCAATTTAAAGGAAGAATATATAGAAGGGGATATATTTATCTTTACATGCCATCACACCCAAAAGCAACAAAACAGGGATACATAGCGGAACATCGACTTGTAATGGAATCTAAAATAGGAAGATATTTAAAATCATGCGAGGTGGTACACCACATCAATGAAATTAAAGATGATAATAAGCCCGAAAATTTATTGCTTTTTAAAAGCGCTGGAAAACATTCAATAAGGGCCAAGCATGTTTTAAAAAATAATAAAGACGGTAGATTCATCTCTCCCAATAATTGTCAGTGGCTGACATTAGAAGAAAACGCCGCAAAAGGGAATAGTTGATGTCCTTAATTTTACGCAAACACCAATTTGAATTTGGTCAAATAGTAGAAGAAATCCGAAGCGGGAAGCCTATAAATAGAATTGTAGCTTATGTTGTTCCTGGAGGTGGAAAATCCTTATTTTCCCTATTATGCTGGCCATTAATAAAATATGGCCACTCAAATTCAATATGTTGGGTAGTCCCACGATTAACCCTAGCATATCAGGCTGAACTCAATGCGATTGATCCATTTTTTAAGAAAGAGCTCAATCATGGCATGATTATCAGGGCAGCAACAAACGAATATAACCCAAGACGGAACTGTACAGGCTACACAACAACCTACCAGGCAATAGGACAGGATTCTAATTTTTATAACGTTCGGGAATTTGAACAAAGGAAATATATCCTCATCCTTGATGAAAATCATCATATAGCCGCAGATAATGGTCAATGGCATAAATCGATATCCCCTTTAGTAGAAAGATGTAATTTATTAATACTTCTTTCAGGTACACTCAATAGAGGCGATGAAGATAAAATCGCTTTCATGGATTACGAAGACAGAGGTAATAATATTTGCCTTGACCTTAGTGAAAATGATTATACCCGTGTTATACGCTATACCCGGAGTGATGCATTAAAAGAAAAAGCAATACTCCCCATCAAATTTACATTATTTGACGGCGATGTTGAATGGGAAAGGAAAGGAAAAGAATTTAAAACAAAACTGTCAAAGGCTTATGAACATTCCGGAGATGCAATACAAACGGCTTTAAATACTGCATTTGGAAATCATATCATGAAAAATGGATTTGATCATTGGATCGAATATAAAAAATATGATCCAGGATCAAAAATAGCGATTGTCGCAGCAAATATTAAACATGCCAAATCATTACTATCAATCCTTAAGGATTGGGGTTTTAATCCTTTAATAGCAACAAGTGATGATTCTTTGGAAGCTCTAAAAGCAATAAAAGAATATCGATTTGGATCATGTGATACTATGGTCTTTTGTGGTATGTGCTCAGAAGGTCTCGATGTTCCTGAAATGACACATATTATAGTTCTCACTCATTTTCGCACCGAAGCATATATTGAACAGCTTGTATCCAGGGCTGTACGGGTTAATAAAAAGGCCGGACCTTATGAAAGTCAGGTGGCTTATATCTTCGCTCCTGATGATCCTCCTTTCAGAAGAGTAGTAGAAAAAATAAAAAAGGAACAATCAAATATCATTGTAAATGATTCTGATAAATCCGAATTACCAGAAAAAAAGAGAAATGGCAGAGGAGAAAGAGGGCCAGGCATCACGTTTATAAACGGCTCCATATCCGGCGCCCGTGAAATATCACTTGGTGAGATCCCGTCAGGCTATACTCCGCCCCCTACAATCAGCGAACAGGAACACTCATTAAGAAAACAGATAGATGACCATGTGAAAAGCTTCTGCCGCGTTTATATGGCAGAGCATAAAAAAGTGAATGGAGAGATAAAGACTGTTTTTAAAAAGTCTCGGGACCTAATGGAACTTTCAGAACTCGAGCGCTGCTATGAATATGTCAAAGATTTCTATTCATTAGTTGAGAGGCCAAAAAAGAAAGTCAGGAAAAGAGGCAGATTAATACCTACTAAGGCAGTACCCTGGATAAATTAATGTTATATTTGGAAGGAAAGGGATGAAAATGGATGACATGGGATTTTATTTTTTACAAAGAGATATCCAGGATATTATGGATAAACTTAAAAAATTGCAAAGCGCATATTTAAAAGAAACAGGGAGAGAGTTTATTGATGGTCAAAGGATAAATGGTTTAATGCAGTGTCCGGCATGTGGCCATTTTAAACCACTACCGCGGCACGGCGCTTAATATTTCAAAGCACCCGGAGCCTCCAAGGGTGATAGGCTGACGCCTCGTAAACCAAGTCCTTCTCGTATATCCGGGATCATTCGTGATTGAATTATGAAAGAGGGATACAGCCTAACATTTTAAAAGCTAACATTTTAAAAGGAGAGATCAATGTCGGAAACAAAACAGAAAATTATCACGTTGTTAAATGAAACGAAAAGAGATGGAATAGGTTATCTGATTAACTATCTCGTAGAAAACGGTGTTGTAGTTGCGGCAAGCTGATAAATGTTGGAGAAATTTGCAATAAGTATTCAAGATACCGATACCCATATGATGAGATTGAATCTGGTAAAATCAGATCCTTTGTAGTCTCTAGGATAAGCAAAAAGATCAACAAGGCTCAGTGGTGGGATAGATGAAAAATCAAGCAGACTATTCAAAATATAAATGTCCTTATTCTCATCTCGAAAAAGAATGCGGGCATGAATTACATGGCCCTGAAGGGTATGAAGATACATATGGTGTATGGTGCCCCTGCGGATTTAGAGGCCCGGTATTTTACCTCGATCCCAAAGATTTAAAACTTGAACCCAAGGAGTAAGCAATGAAAAGGCCAAATGATAGCGCAGGTTATAATACTGCAAAGTATATAAAATACCTTGAATCCCGTATCCAGTCCATGCAGGAAGTGGTAGACGCTGCAATTAAATATCATGAATATTCTGATTTTGATCCTAAAGAAGGATGCTGTCCAGAATGTGATTTGCTATTAACAATTGACAAATATAAAGCCATAAAGGAGGGATGATATGAATGCAAAAATACATGATGGTGTAGGTGGATTTTATATAGAATTAATCACAGAAGATCCTAAAGAAATTTGTCAATTAGCAAAACTTAGCCTTAATACTTTGGCAAAACAATCTATAAAAATTCATGTATCATTTATGACGGATGGCATGGTGATAAGCGGATTTTCTTTAAGGAAAAAGAAAGATCTGACCCTAACAATTGGTTAATTAAATGATTCATCCAGATCCTAACCCTGTTCATATAAAGAAAAAAATAAATGGATAACTGTTACGCACAAAAAAGTGAAAAATCAAAAGTAGAACATATATATAATTTTGATAAGGGCAAGACGTATTGTGGATTAAGAGATATTTATGCCAAATATAAAATATTATCAGGACGCTCTATTTGCAAAAAATGTTTGTCAATATTTCACAAGGAAAAGGAATGATTTATGGACACAATCTACACCCAAATGTACCCGAGCCCTAAAGTAAAACAATGGAGATCAGAAAAATCTATATATATCAGGTAAATCTCATTATCATAGGGCATGTCAAAAAGAATATGACAGAATCAGATGGTCGAAGAAAAACAAATCGAGGATGGAACAATTATCTTTGATGATATGCAAGCAATGATTTGTTCGCTGAATCTTTTAAATGAATATTTAATGGAGAGAGGGATAAAATGAAAAGATGTGATCCATGCCCAAATCCAATTGACTTCTGTTCTTGTATTTTGCATCCCGATTACATCTTAAAGAAAAAGAGAAAAGACAGGTATAGCACATATGATTCTATTAAACAGATTGTAAGTGAAATCGCAAAGGATTCGGGGTTATCGATCGAGGATCTTACTGGAAAAAGCAAAATGCAAAGGATTACAAGGGTGCGGACCATGGCTATAAAAAGATGCAGGAAAAATACAAACGCCACTCTTCAGGAAATAGGTGATTTCTTTAACAGGAATCATGCAACAATAATTTACACTTTGGGAAAAGGATTAAAATAATTGCAATTATACCGATATAGATGGAAGAATAACTCGAAGCGCAAAACTTTATATAACCGGATATTTAAAGTTCTTGTACGAGGCCGGACCAATAGCGCAAAGGTGCAATTTATTGATAACGGCCAGAAGGAAATAATCAGCAGGAATGCAATGGAGAGAGTGAAATGAAAGAAATTAAATTCAGAGCATGGGATAAAAAAGACAAACACTGGGTTTCTGATGCTTGGGTTAAAACCCACATTGGGTTATATGATCAATATCCTGAATTGATTTTCATGCAATATACCGGGCTATTGGATAAAAATGGTATGCCGATCTATGAAGGCGACATTGTTAAAATACTCATGTATCAAGGAGATCTGAAATACGAACCTGAAATATTTACAATTGAATGGATAGAGAAAGATTTAGGATTTGGCGCAAGAGATATTATTGATAAAGATACATGGGGTTTAGGTGATAATGATATTGAAATAATTGGCGATATCCATGAAAACCCTGAATTACTCGAAGAGGGGTAAAATGACAAAGAGGTGAAAATGCGATTAACAATAAAAAATAGACTAATATTATGTTGGGAAATACTGACTGTTAAAAGCGGCCATGTTCATAATGCCGATGAAAAACAGTTATCAACATTTATTCGTGGTTATGAAGCCGGACGCAAAGATCAGCAATACGAAAATACCCTACAAACAAACTTAGACCGGGCTCCTGAATGCAATTGTTTTAAACCAGATACTTTAGTGCATGAAAGTTGTCCAGTTCATACTTTAAAACGTTAACCGCCTGGCTGGTTATTTGGGCGTTATGCCTTCGGAGGAAATAAATGGATATTGCATTTTTTCATGATTGTGCAGTTGATGGATGTTACAAAAAATCAATCAAAGGAAAACAGATGTGCAGACAGCATCAAGCCGAATATGATAGCGGCAAAAAATTAAAGGCCTTTTATGGCAAGACGGTACAAAAGAATTTAAATTGTAAATATTTAGAACTATTAGATTTTGAATATTTGGATTGTGAATATTTAGTTGGTGTTTCTATTTGTGATCTTAATGATGCTCAGAAATCTGATTGTTGTCCGTTAAGGGGAACTGAATATGAGCATAACCAAACCTTTCACAGCGACCGCGCCACAGATCGGCGCGACGCGTGAAGGCTATCGTTATGAGACTTGGAGGAAATATGGTAAAAGCAAAAAAATATAAATGTCCGCATCACGCATGTAAAACTACAGCTACATCTATGCCGGGTGAGTCACAGGATAGTTTTAATATCCGGCTCATAAACGAGGGATGGATATGGAGATTTAAAAGAATAAGGGGCAAAACAGATTGGGATTACATGCGTTTTTGCCCTGACTGTTCTAAGAATCATTTAATATGAGAATTGTTAGAAGGAGGAAGCTCCCGGACGGTATGATGTGCCCGGGGATTTTTTTATTTTTCTCGCTCATCAATCTTGGCTTGTGTATCATGGGATGAAGGTCTGATAAATTCAAGAGCATTGTTAAAAACCATATATATTTTCATCATCCACTTAACTTTGAATTGCTTTGATATGCTCTTAAGCATTATCAAAAATATACCCATGGCAAGCCAATTCTGATCTATAAATTCCTTAACAGGTATATCTAAGGATATCATATTATCCTCCCCTCTTTATCCAGGCATCTTTTCAACTTTGAGGTTACGAAAATCTTCAGCAGTTGGATTTTCAAGAATTGTTCCATCAGTGAATTTCATAAAGATCGGTACACCTTTTTCGGCAACTGCCCCAATCAAAGATACAATTAAATCTATTGTTTTCTTATCCATATCAACCTTCCTTTATATAATAACCATTTATTTAAATTGTTATTGGTTTAGTTAATATCCATTGCTCTATTTCGCGAGCATGTTTTAAAACTTTTACTGATTCTTCAGCAAGTTTAAGTCTACGCTGAATTTCTTTTTTTATTTTTTTGCTAGTTGTAAATTGTCTAAGCGTCAATTGTTTCATGTCCTTTTTCCATTATAATTATTCAAGTTTTACGAAATAGGGAGTAGCTGCTTCGATAAAAGAAGTCAGGGCCTTTGTTATCGCAAGCACTTTTGCATTAGCGACATCCTTCGATGCTTTGCCTTCTACATACTGAGCCATGGATTCACTGGCAGCATTGTGAGTGTCGGCATATATATCACCATACTTTTTTAGATTCTGATAAGTCTCTTCCGAAATGAGTTTCTTATCTCTCAGATCCACGATAGTATCCTTGGTCTGGTTATAGGTAACCTGTGATCTATCCAGGATTTGATACATTTTTGCCTCGAAAGAAAGAGGTTGCCCGGATGGCCCAACGGTCGCACATGCCATAATCATCATCATCATCATAACCATAAAAATCATTAATAGTTCTCTTTTTCTTTTCATTTTTTTCTCCTAATAAAAGTTTACAAACTCAATATTAAAATCGTTTACATTGTAAAGCAATCCCATAAATTTCATAAAGGTATTTCCAGAATTAAGGACCGCTCTTTGCCCCATGAGTTTACCTGGATACTGCCCGAGCAAAACACAACCTCGGGAATCAGCCTCAATGTTGCCGGCATGGAAGAGAAGAGCCGTATGATCTTGAACCACAATCTCAAAAGTGTTTTTAAATTTTTCTCCGTGGAATCTTTTGCAATAATATCGACCTTCCGGAATTTGAAATCTATCAGGATCATTATCGTCGGGTTCAAGTGTACTGCAAAAATAATGTCCGTATAAAAGCATGGCGCCAAGGGCGCCTTGAACTGACTGTTCTAACCGAACAATTTTACATTCAATCCCCATATTTTACTTTCCAATTATATTTTGAACATTCACAAATTTCATATAAACACCTCTAGTATTTTAAAAGATAAAGAATAATTCCAATAAGAGCTTGCACAGCAAGTGCAACTCCGATACCGATAGCAATTGATCTTGAGTTTTTATCTACTTTATTGTTTAAATTTTCATGTTCGACTCTATATACTTCTATTGGTACCATGTCTCTTCGAGTATTATTTAATAATTCATACTGTTTTTCAGCTTCTCTCCCTGCAAGAGTAAGCGCATTATCCATAGCTTTTAGTCTTGTTTCAATATTTTTGATAGATAGCATAATTACTTCGTTAAAGTGGTCACGTAAAGGCACTGTATCCATTTATTCACCACTATATTATCCTCTGTTAAATAAAACCATAGCGCCAATTGCGCCCTGGTCAGTTTGTTCTAAACGAATTATCTTACATCTTACTTCCATTGTTCATTTTATTTCTGATAGAGACTAAGGTTTGCTGCATTAATTGGGCGGTCGTATCCAGGCTATGTAAACATTCTGTTTGGCGATCAAGTTTTTGATCTATTTTTTCAAAACGCAATTTGCCTTCTTCGAGATCTTTGACAACGGCTTTGTGTTCTGCCATGAATACATCTTTATCCAATTTACAGTCCACTTTATAATTAAGCCACTTAAATGTTCCACCAGTTGCCAAGATTAATACTCCTCCAATGATGCTTTCTATTAGATTCATATATAATTCTCCGAAAATAAATAAGGTCGACACAGTATACTTTCAAATTCATAACTCACTATAAGCATAAAATCAATTTATTATATATGAACCATTTAATCATGTATTTATTTAAGGTCTACTCCTGTATATTTTCCCATTCGGATATGTCCCGGCCAGAGCAATCCCATCACCTAGATAAGATAACGAACGAATATATGTTTCCGAACCCTGCTGACCCAGATCGGTCCAGGTTGCACCATAATCAACGCTCCTGTATATTTTACCATTAAGAGCTGTACCCGCCAGGGCAATACCATTGCCTAGATAAGATAACGAAAAAATATATGTTTCCGAACCCTGCTGACCCAGATCGGTCCAGGTTGCACCATAATCAACGCTCCTATATATTTTACCATTCGGATATGTCCCGGCCAGAGCAATACCATTGCCTAGATAAGATAACGAAAAAATATATGTTTCCGAACCCTGCTGACCCAGATCGGTCCAGGTTGCACCATAATCAACGCTCCTGTATATTTTCCCATTCGGATATGTCCCGGCCAGAGCAATCCCATTGCCGAGATAAGACAACGAAAAAATTTGTGTTTCCGAACCCTGCTGACCCAGATCGGTCCAGGTTGCACCATAATCAACGCTCCTGTATATTTTACCATTAGGATATGTACCCGCCAGGGCAATCCCATTGCCGAGATAAGACAACGAACGAATATATGTTTCCGAACCCTGCTGACCCAGATCGGTCCAGGTTGCACCATAATCAACGCTCCTATATATTTTCCCATTCGGATATGTCCCGGCCAGAGCAATCCCATTGCCGAGATAAGACAACGAAAGAATTTGTGTTTCCGAACCCTGCTGACCCAGATCGGTCCAGGTTGCACCATAATCAACGCTCCTGTATATTTTACCATTAAGAGCTGTACCCGCCAGGGCAATACCATTGCCGAGATAAGACAACGAAAGAATTTGTGTTTCCGAACCCTGCTGACCCAGATCGGTCCAGGTTGCACCAATACTTTCCTGTATGCCTGGCAACATTCCGTCATGCTGAAGAAGTAAGTCATCTTTATCAGTCAATTCAAAATTTACTCTGGCCCCAAATTTAGTAATAGCCCCAGTTCCACCATTGGCAATCGGAACTGTGTCACCTGCAACATATCGACCAAGGGCAGTAATATCACCAGTACCATTTTCTATCGCTTTTACGGGTATTTTATCGCCAGCATGGACGGTGGTTACTAAAGATAGTAAAATCAATGTAAAATATAATATTTTTCTCATGACAGCTCCTTTTAAGGTATTATTAAAGCAATATTATCTTGAACCCCTGATTCGTTATAAAAAGGAATTTCTGAATTAGAAGTAAGGGCTATTTTTTCTAAAACACCTGATTCGTTATAAAAAGGAATTGATCCGACAGCAGATATGGAGTCATCCACATATTTTTTGTCAACAATTTCGGTATCGGATGTAAAGGTAGGATGAGAAGTATAACTTCCCATGCTTCCAATAACAAAATTATCATCAGTTTTAAGGGTATCGGCAGTACTCCGGTAAAGATTTGTATCGGTAGCATTTGTACCATCGCCCCAATCAAATAATCCATCAGCATGAATATGGAGTCTGTAATCAGCATCACCGGCCACATTGATTATTTCTGCAATATCGCTTGAAGAACTTGCCTGCATATGGATTCCAATAACATCTGGATCGGACCATTCCAAATGCATCATGTATGTAGTGGTAGGGTTGCCAGTATCTTGTTTTAATTCAAAAAGATGACCACTTGCATCTCCAGTCCATTCCATAGCAACGCCGCCACTGGGATTTGTAAACCGAAAAGTAAGCGTTTTATTTGCCATTGTGAATGTCTTATCGGTTGTAGGATCTTCAATTTCATTCAGAGCTATGCCTGTTACTGGCCCCGTAAAAGTTGCTCCGGCAAATGTTGGTGAGGCATCTGTGGTAAGGTCCTGATTAAGCACGCTCGTGCTTTCTACTGTGAGACTACCCAATAATGATATCGTTTGACTTTGAATACTTGTTAGATTTGGAAGAGTGTCGATCGCATTTTCGATAGTAGCCTCTGTTGTAGAATCAATTCCAGTTACATCTTTAATATTTAAAATATCCAGCGTCCCCCCGCCTTCAGGCTGAACATTATCAAGAATAGCATCACCATCATAGGCAAAACAAGTTAATGAAAATATTGAAATTAACAAAAATATTATGATCGATTTGCTTCGTGAGTTCGCATCACGCATATTCCGCCTCCTATACAATCAAAAGTTGCGATTCTATAACCTGAAAGTATCCATGTCGGACTGGGTAATTTAAGATAGGTCCCTGCATTGATTGTTATTGTATGACCACTGTTTGCCAAAATATAAATTGTCTCACCTTTTGAAAGTCCCGAGATTTGATCAAGATCATCTGCGGTACCTGATTCCGATGATATAGTTACCATCCCTGAACCGGATACAGTTATTATGCCACTCAATATCGTAGTATCGACCGGGTCATTCATTCCTTGTGCTGAACTTACTGAATATGAAATAGCAGATGCAATTACACCACTCGATAAGATAAATTTCTCAAGATCCCTAAAGGTAACAAATTTATCGAGAAAATAACCGGAACTGTCTTTTTGGCCAATATACCCCAATCCAATCTCAAGATTTTTTTTAATGGCCAGGATACATTTTTTTATATCAGTTATTCCCGGTATGGCTGAGAAAGAACTCATAATAAAATTTCATACAAGAACTCAAGGCCCCAGGTAACGCCGCCAGTATTTGCGTAATTCATAACGAGGCCATCATATGAACCGAGATAATCTGAATATTGTGTACGATCTATTATTCCCCCAAGGGCTCCATTCGCATTAACAGATCCAAGAGGAACATTCCATGTGTCACCTGAATTATGATCAAGGGTCTGAGACAGGGCTTCATCCGCTCCGGCTGCATCTAAGGTCAACCTGGTTTGAAGAATCCGCCAGCCTCCCGGAAGCATATGGAGCACATTATACATATCAAAATAGATAGCATAGGTCTCGGTGCCTGCGGGAGTTTCGGCAACATAGGCAGCCGTGATATTTACTGTATTGGCATCGGCAACAGTAATTTTATGAATGCCATCATAGTTAGTTGTTCCGATTATTATTATATGGGTACCATCAATTAAACCATGCGCTGTGATAACGATGCCAACGGTTCCATCACCATTATTTATGACCGCCGAATTGGCCAAAGTACCATTTAAAGCCCCGGTACCATAAAGCCTGGACCTATCGATTATAATATTTTTCTTATCCCAGGTGTTCATAATTTCCTCCTATTTTTGATTTCTTTTTAATTCGTTATATTTTTGATTCAAATTATCTAAAATATTCCTGAATCGAAGTCTATCCTCTTGAGACATGGATCTATTACTTATTTTATTGATATATTTTTTCCTGAATATAGGAATTATTTTTAATAACTCTTTATCATTTGCATATTGAATTCCATAGGCTAAATTTTCAAGACTTAAATATTTTGCCGTTTTTTCAATAGGATCTTCTTTAGCTTTTCTTTGAATATCAAGTTTATCCCGATATGTAATTGATCCATTTTTTAAAGCATCGTTTAATTTTATTCCTGCATCTTTATCTTTACGCCTTAGAGCCATTTCTAATTGTCTTTTAACCTGACTCTTTTCAAATTGTTTTTTAGTACGTAAACCTCTATTCTTTTCTCGTGAAATTTTAAAGGCCCAATCTTCAAATTCCGATCTTGTATAAGTTGATGGTGCTGGCATAACACCAAATTCAGGACCGATCAATTTCATAGGATGTTTTTTTAAAGTTTCTAAAAATCCACCACTTCGATCTGATTCTTTTTTTGCACCTCTTAACCAAAAAGGAGTAAATTGTTTTAAAATATATTGTCCTTTTTCTATTTGTCGAATAATAAAAGGATCATCCTCATTATATATTTTAACTCCATAATAATCTTCATTCTGAGCAATATCCTTGATAAGCCCAATTAAAGGATGTGTTTTGTTTAGAATAACTTCTTTGGGATTCCTTGAATATGCCCAGACATCTTTCATATAAGATGGTAGTACCATCCTTTCAGGTCTGCCATATTCATCAATTCCACCGGTCCGGAATGCCCAGAAATCTTTACCTTGTGGTTTCTCCCCAGTAAAGGCATATGTCAAAAGCCCTCCTAATATTCCAAAAACAGTAAAAAGAGCCATTGTATAAGCTATTCTATCCGGCATATTTTCAGGCATCTTTTTTGTCTTTACCCATTCATTAAGAAATTTACCTGTGTCTTTAATAGAACCTCCAATTTCTGCAATTGTACCGCCTGTCCATCCAGGAGCCCGAATTAAAGCCTGAACAATATTTTTGGACCAATTTTTAATAAATAAACGATTATAACGAACTTGGCCAAGACGAGCATCCACTCTATTCCATGCCTGCCTGAATTCAGGTATTAATTCTTCCAATGTTTTATCCGGGTTCATGTCAATGATACGTCCGGCAAGTTCTCCGAAAATACCGGCTTTTTGGCGTGGAACCAAAATATCAATAATAGGTTTAGCCATTACCTCAGAAAATATAAAAGGAGATTTAAGGCCAAGTTTTATTTTTCCTTTCATTCCACTATTCAAATCTTTGTTAATGTCCTGAAATAAATCAGTTCTTAAGCCTCTTTCCATCTTAAAGCCACCTCCGGCTAGTTCAGCAGCTTTTGTAATCATGGCGATTCGAGTAGGATTGTCAGATGGTAATTCAGATATTTTTTGATCAATAGGAATATCAATTGTAGGAGATATCCATTCATTTAATATTTTACTTCCCTCCATGGGATTCAAAATAAATCCTATAGGAATTCTTTTTGTAGTTTTATAAAGATCTGTTATCGATCGATTTCCTTTAATAAGACCATATAAATCTTTATACATACCTGCTGTTTGAGAGGTTATTGCTTCACCAGTAGTAAAACCTGCATGAAAAGCAGATCCGATACCGAGTTGAAATTGATTCAATAAATTAGCAGTTCCCATATAGGCAGAAAAAACTTTCCCAATATATTTATTATTATAGAGTGGAGAAGAAAGATAATTATTTAAAACATCTGCAACCGCTTCCTTTGCAATCCATTGTCCTATTATCGGAAAGCCTCCGATATTTATTTTGTTCTGTAATTCTTTATATGAAATTCCAGCTTTAATCTCTGTTAAAGGTTTAAGTTCTGGAACACTTTTTAAAAATTTTTCAAATGCATCATAGACATGAGGCGCAACTTCCATCAATCTTTCAGGAGCCTGAGTATAAGCTTCAAGAATATGTGCAATTTTTTCAGCTTTTGTCCTAACTTTTTGTTTAAAATATTTTGAAGGAGCTTTTCCTTCCCAGGTAAGATCTGATAAAGCTCTCAATTCATTCTGGATTGTTGCCTGTAATTTTTGAGTCGCACCTTTTGTAATATTTCCTCTTTTTCCAATACCTCGCGCATCTTTTACGATGCTATTCCATAGATTATATTTTTGATCTAAAGCATGCCCTATTTCATGCCCAAATATTCCCAATTCTGTAGCATATTGAGTTTTTATCCCTTCAAGTGGTGAATATGCACCCAATCGCCCACGTCCAGCATTCATTTTTCTTTGATGAGAAATTCCTAGATTTTTAGCAGTTTCTGATAAAGCATTATAAATATTCTGATCTACATACTCAGAGGTTAAAACTTCAGGAGGGCCATATACAGTTCCATATCGATCATCTATTTTTGCAAATCCTTCTGGGATATTTTTTCCTGATTTAAGAAATTGGATATCTCCTTTTTCTTTCCATTCTTTTATGGCTCTGTTTGCCATAATAGACCGATCCATTTCGGCAAGTTTAAGCCTTATAATATCAATAGGATTATTTGAAATAGGTCTAAGTCCAAGGTCTATTCCTGACATAATATCGTCAAAAACTTTTTGTTTTCGGAACGATTCTTTTCCTTTAAATGGTCTTTTTGATAAATATTCAAGGCCGTTTTTATCTGAGCCTTTTCCTTGCTTCAATAATTGATTGACTCGATTTTTAATAACTGCTTTTTGTTTATCGGAAAGCATATGAATTTTATCAGCAATGACAGGATATTTTTCAAGCGCTTCAGCAATAGCTTGGTTAAAAGCCCGTCTTGATTCCCATGTCCACATACCGGGAAAATAATTTTCTCTTACAGTTTGAAGCGGGACATCAGCAGCTTCAAGTTTATCGAGTCTATCTTTAAAAAATGTGTTGGCCATGATTTTTAATTTATTCATCGCATCAGACATTCTTCGTCCCATAGACATATCTGACATAAATTTCAGGCCTGGATTTTGATTATCTGGCATATTAGGATCATGAACTTTAAGTCTATTAAATAATTTTGAGGCATCTTTTAAAGTATTATTTGCTATTTCAGCATCACGTCCCATTGATCCAAGGTTCTTTCCCAATACTTCGGCTGCTTTTAAATGTTCAGGACTTTTATTTGTGGGAATTAAAAGACTTTCCAAACTTCCTTTTATTTCTTTAAAAGGTTCAAGAATTTTTTCCAGCCCGGGAGTATACAGTTTTGCCAAACCTTTGGATTCTTCTTCAGGAGTACTGATCTGATTCTCTTTTGTCCCTTTTTCATTTATCCATGATTCAACATTTTCAGCATTTTTATTTTTAAAACTGATTGATCCGCGATCCTCTTTAAGTTTATCGAAAATAGGTTTGAATACATCGCCGAATATTTTATCTTTTATCCTTCTCAAAGTATGAAGAATCTTTTCCCAGAAGGATTTGGTATAATTTTCTTTGATCCTGAAAGCTTCGGCAGCCTTTTCCTCACTCCCATATTTTTTAAATATATTTGCCCTATCTTCGCGTTTCAATAAATTGAAAAGAAAATGAAATTTCTCATGGCTCAGGTCTCCCGGGTCAGACCATGAGGCTAATTCAATAAGGCTTACGCCGTTCCTGGGAGTAAAAGCGCCATTTATTCTGGCTTCATCGCTCGCAAACTTTCTCTTTATCTCATCCGGTGTCTGGCCATAATCCTTCGCAATTTGGTCAATGTCACCCACTATAAAATCATTTTGAGGGTCAATAAGTAATTGTTTACCATTTGGTAATTCCACGAAAAATCCGGTTATTGATTTATCATCGAATTTCAAAATTATGTTTTGCCATGTCTTACTGCCCGGGAAAGCCTTCTGTATGTCCTGTTTCGTCACTCCCTGAAGTTTTTCTTTTTGTGCTTTGGAGAGGGAGAACTTCTTGCCTTTTATATAATTCTTTGCTTCTTCTAATGAATTAAAGGATCGTATATCTTCAGGCTTATAATTAACAACTTCATCAGTCATTGGAGAAACTACGCCATCATATCCTAACTCCTGTAGATATTTTCCTGGATCAGTATAATCTTTTCCAAAATCTCTTATATTTTTATATTTTGTATTTTTTAGAATCCAATCATCAAGAGATTCATAATTACCAAGAATAAGAGGATTTTTAGGATAAGCATTAACATATGCTTTTGGCATACCATATGATTTTGCCTTATTTTTATTAAGCCCAAAATATGTGCCATATCCTAATGTGGCAGTTCTTTTACCTGTATTTTCATCTTCTCCGCGCCATAATATTTTATCAGGATTCCTAGTTTTCTGGATAGAATATTTCTTACCGGATTCCTGAGAAGGATATTCCCGTATCTGCTCAGGCTGGACCTTGACTTTCTTTCCGGTTGCAAGGGTTATTTCAATCTTACCGGAGTCCTTACCCCTTTTAATTTCTCGGTATTCTGTGAACGGCTTTACGCCGCCCTTGTCGAGCCTGACCATACCGGGAGTAGTTGCCTTAGTCTCTTCCTTCGTTGATTGTGGGGCAGATTTGGGAGCTTCTTCACTATAAAATGATTTAAATGAATTGCCTGAAGGGCTATGGAGGACATCGCTGTCAGTTGAAGTTCTTGCGCCTCCCCACCCTGTTTTTAATAAGACCATCGCTGTATCAGTTTTTATAGCATCTTCAAGATCTGATATTTCAGCTTTTGTGGCATCTCTTAAACCCATGCCTGATTTTTTTATTTTTTCAATACCTTTACTCGTAACTCTAAAATCACCCTCCCCAATTATCCTTACGACTGGATATTCTATTCTTCCAGATTTACTTACAACCCCTTTATCTGTTTTATCGGTAATTGCTTTCCATAAATCAGACTCATTTTCAGCAAGTCTCGGTTTATTTGACTTCTTCTTCTCCGGCTGAAATTCTGGTTTACTTTCTTCCGCCTTTGCCGCCTCTTCCACCTTTACATTTTTTGTTTCGGTCCCCTTAACCTCTGTCTGTGATGTTTTTTGCGGAGTATCGGCAGGCGTTTTAGGGGCCTTCTTTTCCTCCGGTCTCTGCTCAAGCTCTGCCATTGCCTGTGGCTGAGCTTGGACTTTTTTTTCTTTAAGAATTTTTCTAGGCCCTGTTTCAGATGAATCTAATTCAACATTCCATGTAAAACCCTTTTCTACAGTTTGCCCATAATTATTAGGGTCAAGAGCTTGGTTAACTTTTTCTGTAGGATAATCTACATATTGAAGCTCTGCATCTTCTCTATAATTTTTTGCATATTTTTTATTTGTGCTAAACCATGCCGGACCAGTTACCCTACCATTTGTTGCGCTACCATGATATAGCCTTGTCATTCCTTTTGGAATAGGAGGCTCTTTAACCAGTGGCTCCCTTGTCGACTTTTCAGATGGTATCTTTTCCCCTATATTCTCCCCACGTCCTGCCGTTGCCTCTGGCTGAACCTCGCCCCCTGCGACTTCCTGTACCGGCTTGGGCGAGATCGTCGATCCTGGGGCATTTTTGGAGTTTATCGCATCTTTAAGCTCATTAAAGGAATAAATCTTTTTATGACCATCAATAAGGAATTTTACCCTTTTTACATCGACATTGGAATCAATCAAGACTTCCTTTGTATGAGCATCGGTTTTTTTAATAATCGAATCTTTTGGAAAGACAAGGGCCATATTATGTTTCTCATACGAACCATAGGCCGCAAAAACATCATCATTCTTGCCCAGAATAGGCTGGGCATGAATAGCGCCATATTCTGAGGAGACAGGCATGTACCCATTTTTAAGGATAGATTTTATTTCATCTACGGTCCCGAATCTGACTGCACCATCAAACTCACCACTTTTTATACCCGCAACCACTTGGTTTTTCAGCTTTGTTTTTTCTGCTATGACTTCTTTTTGAGAAGCTTTTGGATTGTTAATCACTTCATCAATGGATTTTTCTGAAGAGGATAGATTTTCATTTCCGGATCTGGCGGTATTTTCCATTCGTCCAGGTTCTGCCTTGGCTTCTAAAGTTTCCCTTAAGAGCTGCGCCCGGGTAGCAAGACGGGTCCCTTCATTTATGAGTTCATTTGCCTTGGCCCTCTTTCCCTGCTTATTCGCGGCCATCGCCTCATCCATGATCTTTTTTCTTTGAGCTTCTACTTCTTCCCGTAAAGCATCAACTCTTTTAAGCTGTGCATCGGATGCAACTTTTGAAAAAGCGATCGCATCTTCGGTGCTATTCAGTTCCGGAATTTCAACATTATTTTTTTCAGCCGGTTTTGTCTGGTCTCCATTTTTCAGCCAGTCCTTAAACTCATTGATGGAAAATTCCTGTATACTTCCAAGACCTTTCCATCCTTTCTTGTAATTTGAAAGATATCCGATTCGAGCCTTTTTTTCATTTTCATAACCCATTAATACCTTGTTTTCATCAAATTTATTAGTATTAGGGTTCATCTGCTTTACAACATAGACCTTTTCGCTTTCAGGTTTAGGGCCGACAAAGACATCAAGTTGCTCATTTTCTCCACCTACGGTTCGACGAATATATCCGTAATGGGAGGTCATTTCATTTTTCCAGGGCTTCCCGGATTTTGAAATACCTTTCCTGATCGATCCTTTTGGGTTCTCAATACTGATATCAAGCCCATGGATCTTTATTTTGCCTTTTTTATAGTTGCCGGCCTTGACCTGGGCAGGGGTGGGTTCAGGAGTTTCATTCTGAGGGGATGTCGCTGCCTGGTGCGCCTGCTGGTCAATATCGATATTTCCATTAATATTGAGCGGATCGAGTTCCGGCGCTAACTGCTGCCCCTCCCCACGTGCGGATTGTTCGGGTTGGAGTTCCATATTCTGGCCGCCGATCCCTGGGCGTTCTTGTATAGGCGGTCCCTCGTTGCCTTGGACATATTCTCCCTGGGATGTCTGGCTTCCCAATTGTCCACTTTCTTCTGGAATTTCTGATCCCTGATTTTCTCGTAACCTGCTGGCATTATCAATTTCCTCCTGTGATAAAGGTAATTTTGCTTCTTCGTCTGTTAAATTTACCTCTTCCCCCATAAATTTTTGAGCTTCCTGATTTATTTCCTCAGGAGTTGGTTGTGGCTCAGGTTCAGCTTTTGGCACCGGTTTTGTCGGACCCGATTTAAGATCGGTCAAATCTATAGGCTCAACAGGAGAAGGTTCGGGAGTTATTTCTTGTTTTTTAGTAATAATTTGATCAGTTAAATCTGTGGGCTCGCTCTTAACTCTTAATTCATTAAGCTTTGCATTCCACAAATCACTGCCAGGACCGGCTTTTCTTAATAAATCACCCTCTGACATATTAGGGTTCTTTTTCATGGTATCGGCAAAATCTTTAATAATTATACGCCGTTCCGGAATAGTAAGCTGTCTATAAGCTGTACTATTTTTTATTTCATCAAATATGCCAAATAGACCGAATGTGGCTGACACTTCGCCGATACTCGAAAGAAATGGCTCAAGGACTGGAATAGGATCTTCATCCTGTGGCATATTGGGATCTTTCAAGGCATTATTTATAATCTGCCCTACCATTCCTAAGCCTTTCCCGGCTTTTTCCGGTATGTAAGACATAACTTTATTTAATGCTTCTAATCCCTGAGCATCTTCAGGAGTTTTTATGAAATTCATGGCGCTCATACGCTTATCCAAAGTCTGTTGCGCCTCTTTCAGACTTCCAGGTTCAAGTTTATACCATGGAGCATTAGGATCTGTTGAAATACGGGGAATAAGTTTTGTTGCTGCCTCTACACCTGCGCCAGGTGTTACTGCCATTGAGCCGGCAATTGTTCCTAATACTCGAGACGGAGATGCGTTATCTTCAACGTTTGATATTTTGTTATTTCCCCTATCGATGGAAATAACTCCTAAAGGACCACCCATAAGATTAGGTACATAAGTAGTTTTTTGAGGACCTACTTGCATAGCGGGAGCTGAGGAAGAAGGATTATTTGATGGCGCAGCATTATGCTGTTCTTTTACAAGATCATTGAAAAGGCGATCACTCTGCTGGTCCTCTTTGCTTTTAGGGGCCTCGTAAATCCCAAGAGGATCAAAATTACTTTGTTTAGTATTATCGCTCGATTCATTATATATCCCAAGAGGATCGATCATAGTTTACCTGCCTTGATAGCATCCTGGATATATTTATTTGCCTGCTTTTCATCCATTCCGCCCTGGTCCATTAAATATTTTTTTAATGCCGCTTTTTTTTCGGAGGCGGTTCTATATTTTGTTATATCGAATTTTTCAGCTTTCTTTTTAATAGGCATAGCCTCACTATTTTGAGGCATTTCAGACGGAGGATACCAGTTTCCGGACCTTGGATCTTTTACCAGATCAATCACTTTCCCATTAATTATAGCAGTCCTTTTTTCTTCGCCAGTTTTGGAATTTTTACGAGAAATATAATTATGGGTCACTCCTTGATTTATATTGCCTGTTACTTTATTACTATTATTTTCAGTGGCATTTCCAAGTTGTATGCCCTGAGATTGTTCTCCTGTAATTAGGGACATTTTTGCCTGAATTTGCTCCTCGGTGGGAGCGTCATTTCCGGCCTTTAATAATTGCTCTACTGCCCATTTCCGATTTTCCTGATTTGTTTCAGGATTAAGTTTTGCTTTTGATGTATATCCCGAGGCTATAGCTGCAGCAGGCATAAGAAGTTGTTTGATTAGTTCATCCGCGTTATTAAACTTTTGAGACTCTGAGCCATTAAAAAATACATCTATTGTTCCATCGCCATTTTTTTTCATCCCATTGACTGTTACTCCTGGAGCGCCATAAACATCAAAAAATTGTTTAAAGCCATTGGAGTCACCCATATAAACTGATTGAACAGCCTGATTTATCATATTATTCCTTGTTCCGGCATCAGTTTGATTGTTCTGGGAGCGAAGCGTGTCGGCTCTTGTCTGGGCCGCTGTTGCCTGTGTTCCCAATTCATTCGAACGCATGCGACTATTATTGAATTGCATCGCTTCATTAGAAAGTTTGGCTTTCTCATTTTCAAGCGAGACCGCATCAAGTTGAAGCTGTTGCTTTTTTTTATTTAAAGCATCTTCAATGGCTAGGCTTCTTATTTCTGAAGGAGAAGGAAGATTTCCTCTTCGGGTACCTCCTGAAGGATAATTTCCAAATGTTGATTCTGTAGGCATTGCACGACGACCCCCATATACCGAATCATAGGGCCGTTTACTTTGTTGTAAAGCTATATCACGTTGACCAAGACTATACCCCTGTGCGTAATCGCTTCCCATTGACATTTTTAAGCTCCTTTAACTGATATTGATCTCTGATTCGCTGGCGTTAACATAGGAGTTTTAACGCTTGTCGTTGTACGATCGCCATAAACAGAATTATATGGCATTGCATTTGTCCCCGCTTCAGCTTTTGCATTTTCAAGACCAAGCATTGTCATGCCAGCGCTCCCATATTGGGAACCTATATCGGCAACTTTCCCCGCCAATGCACCTTTAAGTTGCATTGCCTGGTTATTCGCATTTGTATCAGCCAGTTGCAAATTTGCTTCTTGATTCGTAAGGCCTGCTTTTGTGGCCGCAATATCTTTCGCTATTCCATAAGACTTTGATGGATCTATGAGAGAAAGACCTTTTGCTGCCATATCGGACACTCTATTTTTTTCTCCGGTTCTGGCAACATTCATAGCCATGGCCTCATTTCGTGCCTGATCGAGATAAGATTTTTGAGTTAATGCCCCAAATTTTCCCGAAGTAGGATCTACGCCATAGCTCATCGCTTGCCTTGTATTTTCGGCCAAAGCTTTATCAGTGGATGCCCGTACATCTGCAGATGCTCTTCCAGCTACACCGGCATAATCTGGTTTAGAAAGGTCCATGAATTGGTTTGTTAAGTCATTTCTGGCATTGATATCATTCATTGCTGAATTTATTGATGAAGTTTCAACTCCGCCATATTTCTGGCTAAAATCTTTCGATTGTTGGCCTATGTCTGAGATTAATCCTTGAAGTTGTTCACTTCCCGGATACATTGATTTTCCGCTTCCGATATCATTAATGGCACCATTTAATGTGCTTAAGACCTGATCATTTATATCGCCCCATTTTTTGAGAAATTCCTGCGTATAATTTCCGCTTCCGGCTCCCCCCGATGACTTTCCACCTACTGTCATTGAGGTGCTAGTTCTATTTCCCATCTGAAGATCATAGGCATGGTCTGCTGCCCGAGCCGCTTCAATAGTGGGGTATGTTCTACCATCTTTTCCATATATAGTGGATTGAGGTCCCCATGCACCATTATGAGATGTTATTACATTCATTTTATCCTCCCATTAATTCCTCTACAGATGTCGCCATAACAAACCTTTTAACCGGAACATTACCTTCTATCTGAACTTCAAATATCCTTCCTCTATATTTTTCTTTAATAGCAAAAGGGATATCAGTTGCATAGACTTCTTTTGTAAAATATAAGGATCCATCTACATAAAATTTTACAGAAAGATTAAAATCCCCTGAATAATCAGCAACCGTGGGCACTGTTTCGAGTAGGTCCCCGTTAATTGAAAATTTTCCAATCACATCTTCACCAACGGCGCCATGAATAGCGAGGCCTGATATTCGGCTCACGTTTCTTTCAATGGTTTCATTTCTGGCAATGATCGAATCATAATAATCCTGCCTATCTCCGGTATCGGCGATTACCCGAGCCCGGGTAAAGCTCAATTTAAAAGGGAATATCCACTTTCGACTTTTCCAAATATAATTATTTGGATAGGGCTGAGAGCTGTCTCCCTGCCATTGATATATTCGGTTTCGATAATTCATATTAACCTTAATTGTTATATCAAAATTAACATTTCTCGTTTTTACACTTAAATTGAGGCAAAAATTAAGTGGTTTGATACATTACCTGGTAATCATTTGAGCCATCAGGATCAGTCGCAAATTGAATCGTTCCATAAGTTGTACTTATTGTCTGGGAAGCGACCGGCGAATCATCATCATTTATATTAACTTTAAGGATATCTGATTCTACCTCAATACTATTCCCGAGACCAAATTTTTTACCATATCCCAGATCTAAGGTATCACCAGACCCAGCTCCTGTTACTGAGTTTATAGTGATAGAATCAATATGTGAAAAAGCTACGTTCAGATCGTTTGATCCTATTATCAGATCGGTCAATGTTTTATTTTCAGAGCCTGCAGACCCATCCGCCAGTGTTCCAGCAATGGTAATATCTATGGCAGAAATTGAAGTATCACCATCAGTAATAGTAAGGACAACATTTCTGGGATAATCTGGTTGTGAAATGCCGGCCATCACTCCGGCTCCTCCGCTCAAATCATATTGGGTGGCTTTCCCTGAAGTTGCCCTGGCATCTGGATTTAGTAAAGATTCTTTAAACTGAGACATCGATGTGCTCCTGATAAAATAAAGTTTGTCGTTGGGTCCCACATATGTGGAAAAACAATAAAAATCCAGTGTGGTCGGTTCCGAATTTGATAAAAGGTCAAATACAAATCCCCCTTCACTGTCCCCGGAATAGAACCCATAATATTTATTATTATGAATAGCTCCATGCATTGTTGATGGGTAAAGATTTTTCCATTCCTCCACAGTATAATGGGCCTTAGTTATGATATTATTGGCGCCATTTCCTACATACCTAAGCCCATCAGCGGCTGGATATATTACGCCATTTTCATATGGAACCGCGCCTCTTTTGGATAAGTTCGGTTTGGTGTGTTCGAGAGGATCAATAGTTATGGCTGCAGGAGAAGTGCCCTGTAAAATATAGGCTTTTTTTGTTGTGCAAATTACGGCTGCACCTTCACCGATAGAGGTAATGGATACTATTGATTCCGGTACTGCCTGGCTAAATTCAATAGGGAACGCCCACATTTTATATGGTATTGAAAAATATATATCTTTCCCTTTAAATGCTACCGCTATCCCATTTCCGATATAGCAGAGTCCAAGCAAATCATCGTCAGCAGGATCATAATCAGCTATTCCCGCCCCTCCCCGGGAAATACTGATGGTAGGACATGAATTACTAAGATCAGCATCTTCTTTACTATCAGCATAAGTTGTGGTCGAAATAGCGATTTGAGTTACAAATTGATATGTAGCGGTCTCATTTCCGATTATTATTCGATAAATTCTTTTATAAGATAAATTATTATTAAAACATTGCCATACCGCAGAACCATCATAAGTGTATCCATTCACAGTTTCATTCCAGGTTGGTTCGCTTGAACCGGTTGTTCCGGACTGAACACATTTAAAAAGATAAGTTCCGCCTTCATCTGTAGTCTTATATACTGAATTTGAGGCTTTTACTTCAGTGGCAGACTGCCATATCATAGACATATCAGATAAATTGACCAATTGCCCATTCTTAGCCGTGACCTGGCTGCTTGCATTTGAAGGATACCCCTCTTCTCCCCATTCGCTTACAACAGTCCAGATATAATTTATATACCTGTCATCGCCTGAGCCCGCAGGAGGAGAACTTGCCGATGCGGTTGGAGACAGTAAGGGTGTCGGAATCGAAAGTGGATAAGCATCCCTGGGCATAGCCCCGGTACCGGTAATTATCATGTCTCGTTTTGATTTTTTTGGTATACCTGATCCGGTCCAGAATATTTTCCCTTCGGTATCCCCGGAAACGGGGGCCTCTATCAAATCAACCTCTGCCTCCCATTCGAGCCAATATTCATCCTGATAGAGATAAATCTTTTTCACAATCCCTATATTATCAAGAGTATCGGCTATCAGATAATTATCCCATGGCCTCAAATTCCCATTCCAGAGCTTACAATTCTGAGCTATTTGAGCCTCATTATTTCCGATATTGTCAGGCGAAACGCTTGGGCGAATGCCTTGGAAGAATGGTATTGATATTTTTGTCATTATATTCCATTAGATTGTTAGTAAAATTTTACCGGAATCTCCTACGACAACAATAAGACTTGATGTCACGAACACATCATTAAGATTGACTGTTTCACTATTTATTTTTTTTGTCCAAGTCGATCCTCCGTCATCAGAAACATAAATAAGTGAATGATCTCCAACGATACAATAAAGATCTTGAACACTGTTATAATTTATTCGATTAAAATTATAAACCTCATCTACAGAATCATCGATCCATGAAGAGGCTTGATCATAAGATGAGGACGCATGCCTGATATTACCAGATTCCCCAACAGCGATAAGGTCATTTCCATTTGAAATTAAATGATTAAAGCCTTTTGTAAATACATTTACAACATTTAAGGCAAATGGGCTACTTGGGTCTAGGTTTCCGCTGCCATCTATTATTTGAGGATTTGCAATTGTGGTTATTGCTAATGTCCCATCATCGAAAACAATGACAATATGTCCATCTGGTGTAAATGCTAATCCGGTTGGAGAGGAAGTCGAATAACTGCTTAAATCTTGAATTAAACTATATGTTTTAAATTTAAAAATTATCCTGGGACTACCATTATAAGTTCCAACTAAAATCTGGGCATCCCAAAGGGTTGATCCATCATTCCAATAATCTGATGCAATTATTACATCGTTTACGATATGCAGAGATGTAAGACGACCTGACCCCGCATCCTGGTTCCATGTTATTCCATCAGACGAATACTCAATATAAAGCCATTGATACGCCCTGAAAAATGTAGAGCCTCCAAATAATTCATATATAAGCCTTGCTGGTGATGGGTCAGGCGTAGGAATGGGAAGTTTATATCCTTCGTCTGTCCATTCTTTAAAATCGCCATCGATTGAGGTTAAAATTCTGCCATTTTCAGAGGCTGCTATTGCTAAACCACTATTGTCATAGATTACAGCTGTTAAATTTTCATCAGTCCCTGAAGATATCAAATCTATATCATAAGGAGATCCCGCGATTAATTGCCAGGAAGTTCCTGTAATATTTTTCCACCATCTTTTTTGAAAATCATATGCTCCATTTTGAAAAACCTTTTCACCCACATATTTAGCCGTAAGCACTCCGTTTGGATTATATGCAATTTCCCTGAAAGCTTCTTTTTGAATAAATTGGCTCGCATCATCTTCAGTGATTCGCTGTGAAATTACACAACCATCTGTCCAGGACCTGGCACTCACTCCGCGTGAAGCGGTCAGCTTATTATTTTTGAAATCGATATCTGTAATAGTGATAACTTCCCTGTTACCCAGACGATCCACAATGGTAGCGTGTAATGATTTTGCCGTGATCCAATTCGTTGCCAATGTATGAATATAGCCTGGATAAAGTTCAATCGAAGTATCGATATCGGTTATGCCGCCCTTAATCCTGCCATAAGCTTTTGTATTAAACCTAAGTTCTGTCATATAATCAAAACCCTTCCTGCGATTTGCCACACATTGGGCAATAAATTCCGTCCAGGGATATGCAAAAAAGTGAATTTCCACAATTACAATGCCAATGTAATCCTTCTCTTTCTACTTGATTTTTAAATACCATTTTAAAGCAATGGCATTTTTCGCATTCTAAGAAAGTTATTCCTATTGGTGCTATAGAAATACCTTCATGGCCACATTGAAGGCAAATCGTTTCTCCTGAAAGATGAGGATCAGGCTTATAATCATTAATATTTTCAATCAAAAGGAAATTTCCTTTTACCCTTTTACCCGGTTCAGTCTCGGATTTGCTTTCTTTGCCTTAGCACTTGCACCCCTGGTTTTTGATGCAAGTATAGCGCCAGCCACCTCTTCTCCATAGGGCTTCCCGGTTTTAGGATTTATCTCTTTTGCTATACTTGATTGAACCTTACTGAATCCGGGATGGGCGCCAAAATGATTCTGTGAGTGTATTACTTTAGACATTTTTCAATTCCTTTCTATGAACTCATAAGTTTCCAGGAAGTTCCTGTAATATGCTTATACCAAAGGCTGTTTGTGGTATCCAGAACCTCCTCGCCAGTATACTCTGCAGCAAGGGTACCGTCTGGGCTTCCATCAACCTCTCTATAAACTCCTTTTTGAAGGAGAAGATTTAAAACAGTGGCACTTATCGCATGAATAACAGTCGAGCCTTTTGGAAATGAATTTGAATCTGTTCTGGAAACTGTTAATGTATCCGAACTTCTTCCAGTGCATATCATCCAGGAGCCAGTATTGCCATTTTTTACATATATTTCAAATTGCTCGTCTGCACCTGGATCAGGAAAGTTTACCCCCTCACCACTATTTAATGTCAATGTGGTATCTGATCCACCCATGGCGGAGAGTAGCGTTCCAGAAGCATTATTTGAAAAAATATATTCTGTCATGCCAGAGGCCTCATTTTGACTTGTAGATTCATATTTGTAGCACCGGTTATTCTTCTGCTTTTACCATTATTACACGCAGCCATAAAAGGTACATTATGATATGCGGCCATATTGGGATCAAACCATGGCATATTTTTTTTCATGTATAGATTTGCGAGTGCCCCATGTCCTATTTCCTCTCTATACTCATTATAAAGAAAATCCGGTAACGAGGTGGCTGTTTTTAAAGGTTTTAAAATAACTGTGACTAGCAGCCCCTCAGTACTTGATTCCGTAGGATTACCCACAAAATAAAGAGTGGTTTTATCTACTGGATCAACATAAAAATTATATGGAGATTCAATATCAGAATATTTCCAGCCGCCTCCGCTGTTTCTATTTTGCTGAACCTCTGAGACGGGATAAACGGTCCTGAATTGATCGTCATCCTCTCCATCAGATTTATATTGGACGTCATCAATAACAATTATCTCCGCCTGCAGAGAGGCATCCACTGTCAATGAATAATCTCTATCATTTATATTCGTGGTGATACGGGCAAGATCGACTTTCCAAAGATGGGTTTTTTCACAAAACTTTATCGCGGCGCTTCGAACTGCTTCTCGAAGCCCGGTAAATGGCACATTAGAAATATCCGGCTCTATTTCCGGATACCATAAAGTAAATGCTTTTGACATTACACGCGCTCCTAAGTTGCGCGGGCTGCAAGACCTGACATAAACTCTTTATTTGCATCATCTTCCCTGACTTTATTTCCAGGAATATCAGAATCTTTCTTGTATGAAAGCTCTATGATTTTTTCCTGCAGAGTCAAAACAAAATCATCTATAATGCCAACTAATGCATTTTCCCAATCACCTTCATCATCATAAACGATGTCATCAGGTATTTTAGGGAATCTTGCCAGAACATATGTTGTTCCATCGGAGGGGGGATAAACATAGAATGTTTTTTTGTCATTTGGATCGGATATCCAGTTAATAATGACATTATCCGCGTCGGCTGTGCGCCAACTCCGATCAAATGCTTTTATGGACATAAGATCAGCCTGGGATATCGTATCCCCTTCGGTTTTACCATCCGTCCCCATATTACAAATAATATCAAGAGCTTTAAACGCATATGCGGGCATAGATTGTTTTGAACCAGATGCAAGTTTAATAGGTTCTTCAACAGCGTTCGCGGAATCGTTCATAGATATGATTTCTTTGGTTGCCAGATTATAATTAGTGATAAGCTGATCAAGGCTCCACTGATCATAGTCCAGGTCCTGAAGAATATCTATTACTGTATCAATTAATTTTTTTACCGTTATTGATGCCATGGCTTAAGCTTCAAATAATCTGTTTATCCGCAAAGAAATTGCTTCATTTCTATAAGTTTCGGGGGATTTCCGGTTATC